GGTCGCGGGCGTAGTGACGTGTGACTGCTCGGCTACGGGGATACCGGCCGGCGTGTCGTTGGTTTTCGGTTCGGTCTCACTCACGTTCGGTCTCCTGTTAAGAAATGGGTAGACCCCCCCCCCGTTTAAGGGGGGGCCGATAGGCGACTCGTTAAAGTCTACTTCTTCTTGGCCACTTTCGGTTTCGCAGCAGGCTTCTTACCGTTGGGTTTAACCTCGGTAGGCTTAGCTGCCGGCGGCTTAGCACCGGGCGTCGGTTTCGGCTTCACCGTCTTGGGCTGTTCTTTCGACGGTCCGGCGGGCGTCGAAACCTTACGCTGTTCGAGAATCTTCTTGTCTTCGTCCGACATCTCGAACGTCGCTTTGACCGGGGCTTTTCCGACGGGCTTGGATGCCGCCACCGTCGCCTTCACCGCAGGCGGGACCAAGGGCGGTGGGCTGATCGTCGCCGCTGGCTTCGGCCCGGTCTTCTTCGGCGGTTCGGGCGGCGCACTGGCGTCCCGCTCGTCGTAAACAAGCCCTTGCGCCTCCATTTCTTCACGCTTGATCTTCTCCGCGATCTGGTCGGGAGACATTGTCGATTCATCATCGTCGGCGTCGGTGACTGTCGTGCCGGTTCCTTCCGGCCCCAGATCGACGCCACCGACCGTCGGCCACTCGTCGAGAATCTTGTTTGACTCGTTATTGGGGTCTTCGCGGTACTGGCATACCAGGCGCGGGTCGTCCTTCTTGAACTTTTGGCCTTGGAGGTAGAGCAGCCACGCCTTCGCCAGGACCGAGATGTACTCGTCCACTCCGCCAGTGCCGAAGTCGTGGTAACCGGGAATCGAATTGAAGGCGTCAACCACCGGGGCGAACTCCGGGTCACCGGCGGCGAGCAGCACCCAGAAGTCCTGTGCGTCGTCCCAGGCGTCGAAGTTGAGGTTAGCCTCGCGGAGTTCCGCGTCTGCCTTGTACGCCTTAAGATCACTCCGGCACGCCGCCATGAGGTACATCATTCCGGCGGCAGCACCTAGCGGCTTGAAGAACTTGGCTAGGGTCTTCTTGCCGGCGTTCTCGATGAAGATGTGCCCAATGGCTTCCTCCAGTCGGCGGTGACGGAGGAAGAACTCCATCGACTCGGAGTTGCTCCGATACATCTTTAGGTTCCAGGCGTTCTCCTTGGCTCGCGTCCGCTCCCAAAGCATCATCACCGCAGCAGCCGTCATCCCAGCCATCTTCTCGCGGTCGGCGGTACTGATCGCGTTCCCCCGCGAATCGACCTTGAACATCTGCGAGGTCATAAACATGTCGGTGACGGTCCGGGGCTTCACGTTGTCGATGGTCCTCACCACGTCTTCGGCTTCGGACGCGCCGTACACCAGCAGACATTCGAGTACCGGCCCGCCGACCGCAGTCCATTCCGGGTAGGCGTCCGGGTTCTTGAACCAGTCCTGCCATGCCAGGATGAATCCGATCAGGCGGTGTTGGCCGGATATCACGCGCCCGGTTCGCCCGATGATAATGGACTCGCCGTTGAGCTTGAAATTGAGACGGAGGATGTCTTGGGCCAGTGTCTCAGCCCAGGCCAAACTCAGCTTTCGGTTGTCGGTGTTGTTAAGACACCTGACTTTGTTCTTGTCGCGGTCGATCAGGAGGTAGGAGCCGCCCCAGCCGTCGCCCTTCTGTTCGACGGTCCATCCGAGCAACGCCATGGCCTGGTCGTAGGTGATCGGCGGCGCGTCGTAGTCGGTCGCGCCCTCGTAGCTGGGGTACTTACACCGGACGGCTACGAAGTCCGGGTAGATCACGTCGCGCTCGACCAGCGTTTCGACCGTGACCGAATCCGGAACGGCTTGGAGTTGTTCGTCACCGTCGCCTTGATCAGACAGAGCAATCGACTCCGCCACTTCTTCGGGCGTGACGCTATCTGCCAGGTCTTGTGCCGACGGAAGTTTAACAGGCTTAACCACTTGTAGCTCCTTAGATTGGAACGAGAGGAGGCGCGGCGTACTACGGTTCGGCCGCGCCTTCGACGGACTCTGAGACGGTTACCCTTCGACCGCGTTCTTGGAGTTGTCGACGAACAACTGGGCCTGGCCCCGGAGTTTCATAGGCACACCGTCGACCGTAACCACGACGGTGATCTGGCCGTAGTAGCCGAGCGTGCCGGTGGCGAACTCCTTCTTCTTGATCACGTCATTGATCTGAACGGCTGCCGGGGCACTCTCACGGAACTGAGTGCGGGTGATCAGGCAGGCCTTACCGTTGCCCTCGGTAGTCGCGGCTGGTTCGGTCGGCTTCGGCTGTTCGGGCTTCGCGGGGGGCTTCGGTGGGGCAGCTACCGGCTTCTTGGCGGATGCGGTGGTCTTCGGGACAGCGGTCGCGGGGGCAGTCGTATCGGCCATGGTCTTGCTCCTTAGGTATCGCGATTAGTCGGGCGAGGTGCCCGTCCAGTTTCCACCACGAGGAGGTTGCGATTTCGGAAACCGACCTACGAGCATGACCCGTAGGCGAACTACGTTATACGGATTTCGGTAACGGCGCGTTTTTTACCGGCATGGTATCGAGAAGCATTTTCGCTTCCCGCTCGGTCTCCTGCCGCACGTCCTCCATTAGCCCGATGATCGCGAGCTTGATAAATCTCTTCATCTGCTCGATAATCCATTCCGGCGTCGAGTCGGGCGGGTACTTGACCGCCGCGCCGTTAGGAGGCCACACCGTCCACTCATCCTTTCGCCGGCTCTTGATCGCTTGAGACTGTATGCCTATGTCGGTGTCGACGATCAGGTAATGACCTCCGCGCTCACGGAACCGCTGACTGGTTTGGTCAATTACGTCGAACGGTGACTCTTTCGTACTCTTCATGGCTCGCTCCTCGTGAACGCCTGACCGGATTGGTTGGCCGTTCCCCGCTCGCCCACGCTACCGGGCGAGGGAGGAAGGGTCACCCGTCATCTTCGGGCGTCTCGTAATCGTCGTTCAGGTACGACAAGGGCTTCCGGTTCGGTCTCTGTTTCAGTCTCATTGCCTCGCCCTTCCTCGGATCACAAGCCCCGGCGAAGTGAACGAACGGGACGATTCGAGATTCGCCGGTATCAGACCTCCTCACTTTGACTGTGCCCTTCTTCGGTCTCACTGATATAACAGTCGACCAAACTTTCACGCCCGCGAACCAAACCTGATAACTGACCGATCTTTGTATGTCGGTGATTAGCATTTCACGCCTCCTTCTCGACGCCGAGAACCGCCTTCGCACGCAGCTTGGTGAGGAACTTGAGCACCTTAGTGAGGTCGCTAGTTTCGTTGGCGAGTGCCGGCTCGACTTCGGGTATGCCTATCTCTCCCAGGAGGGAGACGGCCAGCCAGAGTGCGGTCTTCTGGGAGAGATAGACCGTCACCTGTTGCTTGCCGCCGTCCACATCGAGACTCACCCTGTCGCCCGCCCTCGTCACCGTTACTGCGTTCACCTCGTGGTGCTTCGCCAGAGGATGGGTGGACTTGACTAACAGGCCTAGCTCCGTGTTCGCGCATTTGACTATCGTCTTCACCATCTCTAGTTCTCCACTGAGTGTTGGGTGATCGCGTACCGAACGCCGTCGGCCCGTTCGCCGGTAGCCCGGATTATACCCCAGCCGGCCCCGGCTATCCTACCCGGCTTCGCGTCTTCGTTCACCTTACCGCCGTCGGCCTCTAGCCTGAGGCAGGTTAGCGCGGAGGCGAGTGTGGCATGACAAGATAGTAGATGGCGGGATTTACCTTCGAGCGTCCAGACGATGAATACCATGTTCGGTCTCCGTTACGGGTTAGTTCGGTCTACCTACCATTATAGGGGGTATCGGTCCAGCGGCTACCCCCTCGTTAGGAATTTTCCGAATCAGTACGGACCGTATGCCCTTAGACCGCGATTATCACGAGTAGCTTTAACAAGATCATATCATCCCCCGGTTAATACACCTCGACATGGGCGGCAACTTGCTCGCCCCAAGTCTTTTGGAACTGCTGAACGGAGTAGAGCAGGTACGGCGTCGGCTTCCGCCACTCGCCTATCAGACCTCGCTGCTCGCGACTCGTTTCGTCCGCCAGTTCGTAAATCTTCAGATCGTATTTGATCTGGTCTAACTGTTCCGGCGGGCAGACCCGCACGACGATTCTCACGAGCACAGGTATCTCCTCCTAGTGGAAGTACAGCCGACCGATAACGAAGCCGAGAGCGAACGCCGCAATCAGCATCGGTATGCATTTCTTAGAGAGCCGGAATGGCTGCTCCCGTACCGCTCGCGGGCGAGACGAGCGGAGCAGGGGGAGTCACTTCGCGGGCGTGATCTTCACCTCGACGAACTTCCGCGAGCCGCCCCAGCGATCTTCGATTTCGCAAGCGGTCGCCAGATAGCCGCACTCTTGAGCGTAGTCGGTCGCGATCAGCAGTGCCGTGGGGCTGCCCATTGTGACGTCGAAGAAGTAGTGCACGGTGTCGGTCTTCGCGTCGTAGGTCTGGTAGCGAGCCGCGCGGCCGGCGAACGCCCACAGCTTCGCGTAGAGGGCTATCCCTTCCGGCGTGTGAAGGTCGACCGGAAAGTTCTTGGCGGTGAGTTCCTTCTTGCGGCGCTTCACCGCGTCGGCGTACCGCTCGGCGTTGATTAGGGGCTTGCTCATAGTCGTCTCCGGTTCGAGGGTGAGTCGGTCCTACACGGTGCATCTTACCGGACGTCCCCAACCGCGTCTATAGCAGTTGAGGATTTTTCTTCAACTCGCTCCGGCTAGTCATTCAACACCACTACCGGCTGGCCGTTCAGTTCTCCCCACCAGCCCTGGAGTTCGCCCTCCGTGTCGCGCGTCTCGTTCAGTTTCGAGACGTCGATGTAAGGTTCGTCGGAAACGTAGACCACTCGCGTCTTCGGATAGGTCTTCGGCACCGGCGCGGAGAGAGGTGCGCCCGTCGCCGCGAGCGGGTTAGCGACCGGTTTCGGGTAGGAACCGGGCTTCGCTTTCTTTTGCTCGATTTTGCCCGTTACGGCACTTTCGGTTTTTGCCGGGGCTTCGCCCATCTTAACCGTCGGTTCGCTCACCTTAACTGCCGTAGGTGCCGGAAATGCTTCCTTCTTAACCGGCTTCGAGCATCCCATCTTCTTCGCACATTCCGGCCCGATGCCGCTCTCGATACTGTCCGGCACCGTTAGGACTCGTGCACACCGACCGCATCGCCCCTCGTGGTGGACCTTCCATCCGGCGGCTTCGACCTTCGCGCCGTTCCCGGCGAAGATCGCCAGCACTACCCTCTGCGCGACCTTCACGCGTGTCGCGGTCGCGGGGAAGGCGGATTTCGCGGTGAGAGACACTTCACCGGTTTCCGGGTTGACTTTTCCCAGGTACGTGTAATCGGCGGTGTTGTCCGGCCCCGTGAGCGAGTAGATGAACCAGAACGTCTTCGCGTCGCGCTTGAACTCCGTCCGTTCGATCTTGTAAGTGTAGTGGGGGTGGTAAATCTCCGGCGTCTTCGCGGTCGCGTTCGCCTCGATGAAGGCTGCGGGGAGTTCGACCGTGAAGGTCGCGTTACCGGCTGTGAGGAACTCTTTCGTAACCATGACCGTCTCCGTTAGTGGTTGACCCTTACCCGTCTCCCTACCATTATAGGAGGTACGGTGCGTTCGTCTACGCCGGTTGAACGGATTTTTCGGAATCGCGCCGGACGCCAGGAAACGAAACAACCCCGCGACACGTATATTCGCGGGGTTGGTGCTATTTAGTTCTCGTCGCGGGCCGGATTCATCGGCGTCGGGGGCGGCCAGGCGACGTCCCGGTAGTGCCTTAGTAGCTCAATGAACCCGTCGAGTGCGTCGCGGTCGACAAAGAAGACCTCTGCGACGGTGTCGGGAGGCGGTTCGCAGTTCGTCACCTTGGTTGGCTTATTGATCTCCAAAACGTGGTCGAGGGGCAGGGGCGCGAACCAGACACGCGCCACGCCCGTTCCGCCAGTGAACCCCATTAGCACGTCCCGGTCGCCAATCACAATCGAGACGGCACCTTCGAGCGACTTGTCGATACTCATACTAGACTCCCCTAGAGTTGGGTAAAAGAACGTCGCCCCGACTAGAAGCGACGTAAGCATTATAGAGGGTAGGCACGCTCCGTACTAGGTCGGTAGCGAGGTTTAACCGACTCGCTCCTTGTCGGTCAGCACGGCCAGCTCGCAGCACACGAACCCCACGTCAATCGCTATCGCCATGGGCACAGCCAGAAGGAGGTCGGAGCCGGTGATCATCGAGATCGACACAGCACAGTGCCATACCGAGAGGGCGAGCAGGCCTATGCCCGACGCGGCAGTGACGTAGGCGAGGGGCTTGAACCCGCGCTGGTAGAGGATGCCCGCGACCTTACCGAGGAGGAGGATCACGCCCGGAATCGCCAGACCCATTCCCCACCCAGCCCAGGCGACGGGCGAGTGCTGGGCGTTCGCGTACCCGTTCAGTCCGGCCGACAAGGTCGCCATTACGGCGATACCGGCCACAGCGTAGTGCGTGAGTGTTTTGTCGACCGGCTTCGGTTCAGGCTTCGCCTCGACGGGTGATGGAAGGATTGGTAGCGGTTCGGGCGCGATGATGGCGACCGGTTCGACTACCGGCTTCGGCGTCCGGGGTTTCCGGACGCGCTTCGGCTTCGTGGTCCCAGCGGGGAAGGTAGTTGACGAATCGAACATTGGCTTGCTCCTTGTGAATGTGTTTTAACCGATGTAATAGACGCGACGCACGACGTAAACGAACCGGGGGCAATTCTGGTCTGACGAATCGACCCAGACGCGGTACTCCTTAGTGACGCTAGTATGCTCCTTCAACTCGCCTCCGTACCTACCGCAAAGCTCTTGCGCGAGCTTCTTGGCTTCGGTCTTGAGGCTAATCCTACCAGTGTCGGTTCCCGCCCGAACCTCGATCGGAATAGAAGCCACCATGTCGCTCTCGTTGGGCGGTAAACGATAGTGTTCTCTGCTCAGAACGTACACATGCTTGACCTTCGACCTAGTCATGGCTTGCTCCTTGATTAGCGTCCGAAGTGGCCGCCTCCGAAGCCCTCCTATTGTCGAAGGGCTTGAGAGGGGGTCACTTATTCGCGAGTAACGACTGGACCTCTGACCTGATTTGATCCAAAAACGTTCCCAGTCTCCTGATCGACTGCGGAATAGTTTCTTCCTCGACTCGATTGAGGAACGATTGGGCTATTTGTGCCGGTGTTAGTTGGCCATCAGAATGCTCTTCCCGGCGGTCTACCTCCTCCGCCGTCTTCGGCTTCATCGCGTAGTACACTTCCAGACCGGGCTTGGTTAGGTTACAACTCTCGCCGTTCGTCGCGGCGTAGCCCTTCTTAACCAGTGAACCGAACACCGCCTTGTCGCTTTGAGTCTCGCACACGGCGGATGTCCAAGTCCCGGTTTCGGGTTCGCCGTTAGTGAACTGGTCTTCGGCGATCTTGAAGATCATCAGGGTCTCTTTGGCCGTCAGAGGCTTCGGGGTGAAATCTTTCATGGCTTGCTCCGTTCACATAGTAAGGGTTAGGAACTCAGACCGGACAGGATGGCCGCGAGCAGTTCGCCGAGAAGCTCGCCCATCTACGACCATTATAGGAGGTACTACGCCGGAGTCAAGGGCGGATTTAGGAAAAGGTCAACGACGAAGTGCGCGGAAGTGGACCGACGGCTGTAAAACACAACTAATCGGCCAGGTGAAGTTTTTTTCGGAATTGGGGGGGGGCGCGGAAGTGACTCTCTGGGAGAGATAGACCTACGGCTTGGCGTGACGGACGAACGCGCGGCGGACAATGTCGATGACGTGGTCGTCTTTCGAGGCGAGAAGGAACCCGCGCTCGGTCCGCTCGCCCGGTCGCTTCGCGCAGTCCTCGAACACGACGTAGCCGGCCTCGATCAATTTGTACTTGAAGTACGCCGGCCCGCGACAACCGGGAATCCCAATGGCGTCGGAGTTGGTGTCGTGAAGGGCGACGAGCTTGCGCGGTTCGCGGAGGACGTAGGCGGACTCGACGACACCGGCTCTCAGCGAATGATCACCGTCGACCAATATGGCGTCGAACTTGGCGCCGGGCAGGAACGAAGCCGATTCGACGGTGAGGAGGTCAACCGGCCCGTAGTTGTGCTCCTCTAGTAGCGCGACGAGTTCGGGCGTCGGGTTCGGTTCGACAATCTGGAGGTACTCGACGGCGCGTGCCGACATCGCGTTAAGGAACGCCATAGTGGATGCGCCGCGGAACGAGCCGATTTCAACTGCGCGGTCAATGTGGAGGTTGCCGAGCACGTCTCCGAGAAGGTCTACGTGACGGCGGTCCATTTCCCATTCGTGTCGGTCGGTCATGACAAGCCTTTCGAGTTGATGTTCTAAAGTTGGTGAGAATCCCTTATATACTCTAATAGTTGTATTAATATTAATATATTAATAACAACACTCACCCGTCGTGAGTATAGCGTCTTTTTCCTTTTCCCGCGTGTTTTCGCGGTAGGATAATTTTCCTCACCGCGCGGCCCGGTGTCGGTCGGTGAAGTGTCTAGTTTCTCCCAGAGAGTGCCTTCACATGGTAGCGTCCTACGCCCTACGTAACATGCTACTACGGCGGCTCGGCTACCCGTCGTACTACGACTATCTATCCTCCGACCTATGGAAGGCGATACGATGGGTCGCGTTCCGTAAGACCGACGGCGCGTGCTACCTATGCCGGCGACGTGCCGACACTATACATCATTACGACTACGACCTCGACACGCTCCTCGGCATGTCCTTCGACAGACTCTACCCGCTGTGCGATAGGTGTCATCGGCGCGTCGAGTTCACCCGGCGGGGCCGGAAGCGGTCACTCGCCCAGTCACAGTCGGCGTTTACTTTCCTCCAGAGAAAGATGCGCAAGGGCCGGCTCTACGACGTGACGCCGCGAGGTGCTCGGACGGAGTGGAACGTGTGCGGGCGATGCGGGAAATGCTGCCGGCGAGTGAACGGCGTTGGGTTCCGGTCGCGGAAGAAATTTATCAAGTGTCGCGCCCTTTCTAGAGGCGCGCGCGGCGCGTAGAATACCGGTGCCCCAAAATCCATTAGAAGAGGTAAGATAGTGTTATGAAATCGAACATCAAACCGAAACGGTTCGGCCGGCGCTACCCGTGGGAGACTTGGTTCGCTAAGGGCACCTTCACGCTCCGACTGGGCAAGGACTTCACGGGCCGGATAGACACGATGAGTCAATACGTTCGCAACATGGCGTCCCAGCATGGGTACGCGGCGTCGGTCTCGATAGCCCCGAACGGCCTATCTCTCACCGCCCGCCTCACGAGGAAGAAATGACCGTACTAGCGTTCCTACTCAAGGTACTAGTGGCGTTCGCGGCGGGCTACGTGGCCTGTGCAATAGTCGACGCACTGAATAACAGGAGACGGTAATGCCCTCACCCGTCCGGTTACCTTCTCCCAGAGAACATGAGGCGGCGTCGCGGTTCTACATGGGCATAGACCCTGGTAGTAGCGGCGGCATGGTCGTGTTCTCGACGTCGGGGAGTTACGCGCTAACGGCCCTCAAGAAGGGCGAGACGCCGATGACGCCGCGAGACATATGGGATTGGGTGAACGACGCCGCCCGGTTCGCAGCCCCATTAGGGGGCATACGGTACGCCGTCATGGAAAAGGTCGGCGGCTACATGGGCGTCGGAGCGGGCGGTCAGGACGCGCACCCGGACGGCTCGTCCAACCGCGCGTCGGGCCACACCATGTTCGCGTTCGGGAAGAGCACCGGGTTCCTCGAAATGGCCCTGATCGCCGCTTCCATTCCCTACGACTTGGTAACCCCGCAAGCATGGCAAAAGGCGTTCAACCTCAAGCGCGGCAAGACCGAAAAGAAGACGGCATGGAAGCGACGCCTCACAGACACCGCCCGCCTCCAGGGTGTCCCCTTCTCCCAGAAGATCACTAACGCTACGGGCGACGCTACCCTAATGGCCCTGTATGCCCGTTACACTAAGGAGGGAACGTCCCATGCCGACCCCAGTGCGTAAGTCGCTACCGACCGTTAGCCCGTACCAGCAGCTAGTGGCCGAATGGAAGGACTGTACAGCGTGCGAGTTACATGCGACTCGCCAGCGCGTCTGTTTCGCTCGCGGCAAGCTACCGGCTGACGTGCTATTCATAGGCGAGGCACCGGGACTCAGCGAGGACGCCATAGGCCAACCGTTCGTCGGTCCCGCCGGCGAACTCCTAGACCATGTTATAGCCAAGTCGCTCGGCGATCTAACATGGTGCCTCACCAATCTAGTAATGTGTGCCCCCTATGGCGAGAACAATAGGAAGCTCGCCGAGCCGGACATGGAGCACGTTGACGCATGTAAGCCGCGCCTCGAATACTTCGCCCGAATCGTCGAACCGAAACTCATTGTGACTGTCGGCAAGTGCGCCATGGAATACTGTAACCCCATGTACCGCGATCATGTGAAGCTGCCCCTAGTGCCGATCATCACTATCACTCACCCGGCAGCGATCATCCGCTCCCCGATAGTGGGTCAATCCCTCGCCATTCAGCGATGTATCACTACTCTCCGTAGTGCGGTTAGCGACCTCCGCGAGGGAGGCGGCGTCGAAGGCGACATGCGCGCGAACCCGTTCTAAAATCAATTCCTACTGGCCTAGTTGTCACTAGGTTACGTTCGTAGACTCTTACTGGGAGAAGATATGCCTGCCCCGCAGAAGCGTTCCGCGTTGACGGGAACGAAGTTAAAACCGCCGGTCACCGTGGAAAGGTCCGTGTGGCGCGGTCCGGTCGAAGACGGTATAACTCAGAGTCTCATTAGCCGTTGGCTGGTATGCCGCGAGAGGTTCCGCCTCCTCGTAATCGAAGGGTTGAGTGGTGTAGAAGGCTTCAACCATCGAATCGAATACGGTAACATGTGGCACGTCTGCGAGGAAGCATACGCCCAGGGCATAGATCACTGGCAGCCACTGCTCGACTACGCCATGAGACTCGCAGCCCACTACCGCATCGACCAAGAGCACGTTAACAAGTGGTACAACGTGTGTCTTCAACAGTTCCCCGTGTACCTCGATCACTGGGCCGACAACCCGGAAGCCGTGGACCGCACGCCGCTACTGGCCGAGAAGCACTTCAGTATCGACTACAAACTGCCGTCGGGCCGGTCCGTTAGACTCCGAGGCAAGTGGGACAGTGTCGACTTACTCGACGAACGCGCAATGGGTTTGGGCAAACGGGTCTGGCTTCAGGAGAACAAGGTTAAAGGCGACGTGGACGTGAACGCCCTCCATCGTCAGCTCAAGTTCGACCTTCAGACCATGATTTACCTCGTCGCATTACACGAAGCACGGTACACGCCGGAACTGAACGCGGTGATTCCGAAAGGGAGTATGATAGCCGGCGTGCGCTACAACGTGATTCGCCGACCACTATCGGGCGGCAAGGGTAGTATCGTTCAGCATAAGCCGAGTAAGAGTAACCCACAAGGTGAGACGTTCGAGAGCTACATGGAACGGCTGGGCGCGATCATACGTGAGAACCGTGGCGAGTTCTTTTACCGGTGGGCGTCGGAAGTCAGTCCGTCCAACCTGATGAAGTTCCGCGAGACGTTCCTCAATCCCGTGCTCGAAAACATACTCGACGATTACGAATGGTGGGATTGGTGCAAGATGAATAATGGTAACCCGTTCCAAGGCGAACTCCGACGTAATGTGTTCCCGACTCATACCCCACGGCATTACCGCTACCCGTTCGGCGTCTATAATCCTATGGACGAGGGCGGCTGTACCGACGTGGACGCCTACCTCGAAACCGGTTCCGAAGTGGGGCTGGAGCGGATCACCGACTTGTTCCCCGAACTGTAAGGAGCTAAAATGCCGCCGCCGAGAATCAACCCGATAAGACCCGGCGCGAGAGCCGCGCCCGCTCCGAAACGGTCGCTCCTCGATAGGATACAACCAATACAGTTCACCGACGACGACGGCATAAAGGTGCTACTGTATGGAGTGAGCGGAACGGGCAAGACTACTATCGCCTCGACGTTCCCCGCGCCGCTCCTTTGGATGTCGGTGAGCGGGGGCAAGAAACCGGGCGAACTCAGGAGCGTCTACACTGCGGAGAACCAGGGCCGGATCAAAGAGTTCAAGTTGGAGGATTCGGGCGAACTCGTTGAGCTGGCCGAGAATCATGCGTCGAGTTTCCGGACACTGGTGCTCGACCATGCCACGGGCTACCAAGACATGATCCTAAAGGAGGTTTGCGGGCTGACTAAGATACCCGAACAGAAGGGCTGGGGGACGGCCAGTCAACAGCAGTACGGTACCATATCCACCCAGTTCCGCGAGAACCTGCGCGCCCTCCTCAGCGTCGCTCAAAACGTCGTGATAGTGGCCCACCAGAAGACGTTCGGCGGCGAGGGCGAAGGTTCGGACGTGATTGAGGCGTCGGTCGGTGCGGCACTAATGCCGTCGCTCACCAACTGGACGAACGGTGCCGTCGACTACATCATGCAAACGTTCAAGCGCAGTGAGATGCGACCGAGCGTGGTGAAGATCGCCGGCAAGGAACAAACCATGCTCAAGAAGACCGGGCGTGTCGAGTACTGTTTGAGGATGGGCCCGCACGCGACGTACCAGACCAAGTTCCGCGCCCCGAAAGGGTTCCCGCTCCCCGACATTTTGATCGACCCCGACTACGACAAAATCGTGTCGGTCATTCGCGGCGAGTTTCAGTTTCCGGACGAATGAAACCGTTACGAGAGGTTTCGGGTATACTCCGCTTTCTGGAAGACAGTGTGCGAAAAGGTGGGTTCGATTCCCACTCGCTGACCGAGGGCAGGTGTGAAGGGAATCGGGTTCGACTCCCGGTGATAAGTCTCGCGGGTAATAGCCCGCGAGTAACTTCGGACAGACAAACGGTCCGGGCGGCCAGCCCGTAAAACACGCCGCGAAATCGGCTGAGGGGCACTTTCTAACTCACAAGGAGCAAGCAATGGCAGGCACGATGAAATCGGCTCTCAGTCAAATTAGTGGGGCGCTCGCGGCAGCCTCCGAAACAGTGAAGAACGAAACGGGGCTACCCCAGTCGTTCGGCGAAATGCCCCCCAACGTCGAGGGCGTCGCGTACCTGAAAGAGATGAAGTTCGACTTGCACAAGGACGGCGACAATAAAGGCAAGCCGTTCTTCTACGCCGCCGCCATCGCCATCACCCCGGACTTCGTGATCGACGACGCCGGGAACCAGAGGAAGGTGAAGGGCCGGCGGACGAACCAGAACGTCTACCTCTACGACACGCCGACGAAAGCCTCGAAGACCCTTCAGGACAACTTGAATAAGTTGTACGCTTTGTTCCGCATGTTCGGCGTCGACACGTCGCAGTTCACCGAAGAAGGATTGGATGAGCAACTCGAACTCACGATTCAAGCCATTGTCCAATCGCAGCCGTGTATCAGGTTCTCGACGCGGCAGGGGCAACCCACGATGGAGTTCCCCAACCCGAGGACGTTCCATCAATGGGAGGAGGTCTGCGAACCGCCGGAAGGGTTCGAGCATCCGGGTGACGGCGTCGAGGAATCGGCTCAGGTCTCGACTCAAACCCCGCCACCCCCGAAGCCGGCAGCGACGAAACCGCCCGCCCCAGCTAAGGCACCAGCTGCTGCCGCTACTGCTCCGAAGCCCGCCGCACCGAAACCAGTTACCGCTCCCAAACCGGCCCCAGTCTCACCGGTTCAAGCCAAGCCCGCACCGGTAACCGCGAAGCCTCCAGCTGCGGCACCGAAAGCGCCCATGGGACCGAAACCGAGAGCACCGAAACCGGCTCCATCACCGGCCGCGAAAGCGCCCCTAGCCCCGAAACCGGGACCGAAACCGGCAGCACCGAAGCCGGCACCGGCACCGGAACCCGTGCCGTCCGACGAGTACCAGGTTGGCGACGAAATCCCTTTTGACGAGTTGGTAGCGGCAGCTGACGACGCCACCAATTCGGAGCAAGAGTCAGCCGCAGCGAGACTAACCGAGATCGCCAACAAGCACGGTATCACCGACGATCAGATTGGGGCTTGCGGCAGTTGGAGCGAGATCGCCGAACTGATCAAGTCGGTCGTTTCGCCGGAAGATGGCGCGGCACCCGCCGAAGACGCGCCGGCGGACTCGGCGGGGGACGAATGGCACCCGGCGGTCGGTGACGTGTTCTTATTCAAGGGCACCGACCCGAAGACCAAGAAGCCGATGACGAAGGCCATCGAGGTCGAGATCAGTGCCGTCCAGCCCGACGAGCGGACGTGCTGGGTGTTGTCTCTCGAAGACCGCAATAAGACATGGAAGGGCGTCAAGTACGACCAGCTGGAGAACATGGCCTGAAGCACTTCCCCGTCGTAGGGGAGAGGCCGTGACGAGGACGGCCGGCGGACTGATAACCCGCGCCTCCCCTACGACTCGCATACTACCGTCGCGGCGCGAGGTCGGAGTTTTGGCTTGCTCGTCGACCGGACGCCGCGACGGTGGACCCCTGCGTGGCTCAGTGGTAGAGCGCTCATTCTAAGGTGTACGACTCTATGGTGGCGGGGAATTCGGTCTCAACCCTCCGACTAGCCGCCATAGGGTAAACACTGGAGAGATCGCCGGTTCGATTCCGGCCGCGGGGACTGGCCGACCGGGTAACTGCCTTGCCGCTTTCGTCGAGACGGTCACTGCTTGTAGTGGTGACCGTGAGGCGGCAGGGGACGAACCTTTACTCGGTCGGTCTTTCGGCTCTGTAGTTCTAACCGGTAAAACGTCGGACTCTAAACCCGGAGTTGTGGGTTCGACCCCCCACCAGAGCCTCTAGCCTGAGAGGGCGAGTACGGTGACGCTCGCCGGGACGTGTTCCGTGTCCCCTGAGTAACAACGGAACGGGCAGATTAGCAGGGCCGCTTGACCGCACCCGACAAGCTATGCGGGAATCGTCCCGTGAAGTAAGACCCTTGAAGGCTCTCAGGCGTCGCGCCTTACCCATGCCAATTAGGAGACCGTATGGAACGAGTTGTAAAGAAACTGAAGAAGCGCGGCCACGACGTCGTGTTTCATCCCCGTGAACGTATGCGGCGGAAGACCGCCATTGCGTCGTTCGCCCCGGTCGCGGGTGCTGTCCCGGTGACGACACTGCCCGTCAGTAGTCTCGGCGATCACGCGCCCGTATTCAATATGGACGACAACGACCGCCTCGGCATATGCGGACCGGCCATGTGCGATCACGTTGACGTCATTTGGGCGTGGCGTCAGGGCAAGGGTTCCCAGATCACCCCGAACGTCAACGCCCTCGACAGTCAGTACGAGAGGTATTCGGGCGGCGACAACGGCACCGACGAGGACATGCTTGTCGGAACGGGCGGCATGTGGACTACCGGCGGCGGCGGTCTCATGGGTAACCCGGCTTACGTCGTCGATGATCACCTCGACATCGACGTAACCAATGTTCCACTCGCCCAGTACGCCATTGATCAGTTCTTCGCCGTAATGATGGCGTGGAGCGTGCCCGACGCCTTCCTCGACACGTGGGAACCCGGTACGAAGTGGCTCAGCGCCATGACACCGGACGACCAGAACGGGCACTACACGCCCCTCGCCGACGTGGACGCGAGCGGTAACTACCAGTTGATAACTTGGGGGGACAAGTGCACGGTCGGCCCGAAGTTCGTCGCCAGCGTCGAGCCGGAGACGTTCGTGGCGTTCTCTCGGCAGCAGTTCGACAAGGCAACGGGTCTGGACGCCAAGGGCCGGCACGTGAGTGTTCAGGCGTCGAAATGGGTCGCGATGGGTGGGAACGCGACCAAGGTGGCTGCGGTAGTCGCAATGTTTCCCGGCGTGTCGCCGCCCTCACCTCCACCTCCCAGCCCGCCTTCGCCGCCGTCGCCACCCTCCCCTCCGTCTCCGCCAAGTCCCCCACCACCGCCCGCGCCACTCACGTTCCACGGCACTACATCCGGCGGCACGACGACACCGATCAAGGGCTTGGTGGTGCATGGGCCGTTCGGCGGGCGCATCGGGTCAGTCGACATTCCGGCGCTAACGGTCGCACCTCAGCAAGTCACCGTGACGAACCAGGCGGGCAAGGCCGAACTCGGCGGCGGGCGGCTCGCCAAGGCAATAGCGATCATCCGCGACGCCCTCGATCATCCCTCGGTGAAGGCCAAGTTAGGCGGGCCAATCACGACCGGACTGTTCGCGCTGATCTTCACGACGGTACTGCCGGTCGTGATTTCGGACCTGATAGCCGGGAAGACGCCTCAACAAATTCTGCCCGACGTCATCGCGGCAGTCCTCGCACTGATTACGGCGCATCAAAATGCCTAAGCCAGTCCACCGCCCGAAATGTATCGCATGTGGCGGTTCGGGGGTCAGTTCCTCCGGTCGTCCGTGCCTCCCATGTTTAATGAAGGGCAGAACAGATGGCAAAGAAACCCGACCCGACACCAGGCGACAAGCCGCTAATGACGCAAACCCAAATCCAACAGACCGAGAGGCGGAAGAGCGACCTACACAAGGCACTCAATAGCCTGTCGTCAGCCAACACAGAAGTACAGATCGTAGCCAAGCACCGGCACGAGAGGGCCAAGGCGGCGTTCGAGGCGTTCTGTAAGACGAACAAGGAGTATCTGAAGGTGTTCGCGGAAAAGGAGGAAGCGGAGCATGAATACTACCGCGTCGAACGCCGCGAGAAGAAAAATGTACAATCGAAAGTGTCGAAACTCCGCAACCGGCTCTACGTAGAAGGCCCGACCGACGCGCTCGTGGCCGACATAGCGAAGTTGGCTGAAGAGTTAGCGCCTGATGACGACCGCTAAGCGGGCACGGCCCATTCGCCGTTACTACGTCTTTATCACCCGTAGTGACGCGCCGCCGTGCCGACGACTCGAATAACTCCGCGAGCACGGCACGGACGCCGTATACTTCCTCGGCAACCCCCTCGACTAGCTTCTGGTACTAGTTTCTCCCAGAGAATCCGTCCTATGATATCCCTCGACACTGAAACGACCGGTCTAGATTTCGACCATGGGACGCGGCCCTTTTTCGTCACTACTTGCGAAGGTGACGGTACGCTCCGCTACTGGGAATGGGATGTGGACCCGTTGACGCGGATGCCGTTAATTCCGCCGGGCGACGTCCGCGAGATCGGTGAGCTACTGTTTGCCAGTGGCCCGAACGGGCCCATAGGCGACGTGAGTGTTGACCCGGACGCCGGTCTGATCCTACACAACGCCAAGTTCGACATCTTCGCACTAGCTTCGATTGGTATGTGGGAGCACTGGGACGTTTACGAGGTCTGGAGGCACGTTATAGACACCCAAGTGGGTGCCCACCTCATCTACTCGAACAAGCCCCGGAACCTGACCGACTGCGCTCAGCTGTACCTTCAAGTCAATATACAGCCCCTCGAAAAGGCGCTGGAGAACGCCGTGAAGGAGGCGCGGCGGCTCGTGCGCACTAAGGACTTCGTTGCGAAGTACGGGAACTGGAACATAAACACCGAAGACCACCCCATGAACCCTTCCAACGACAAGGAGTTCTGGCGTGCCGACTACTGGTTACCGAGGGCTGTCGCCAAAACACTTAATTTGCCCGCTATGATGTCCGAAGCCGAAATGCCGTATACGCTAGCGCTAAAGCGGAAACTGCCGGTAGGGCATCCATGGTGGACGGTTCTGCGCGATTACGGTAACGCCGACTCCGGCATAGAGATTCCGCTATGGAAAGAACAGCGGAAGATCATCGAACAGCGGAACCTCGGTGCGATCTTCGCCGAACGGATGAGGCTACCGGCGATCTTCTACCGCATGGAGGACCGGGGCGTGACCGTCAATCGCCTCCGTCTCGACGAACTGACGACGGAGTACCGCGAAGAATCGGAACGGGCGGCTCGCGTCAGTGTGTCGATAGCCAAGTCGTTCGGTCATGACTTGGTGCTCCCTAAGAGCGGGGTCAATAACTCGCTCCGAGAACTGTGCTTCGACAAGATGAAGCTGGAGCACGTCCGCAACCCGAAATCCAAGACCAACGCGCCGAGTCTCGACGCCAAGGTGGCTATACCCCACTACAAACTGACGCTCCCGATCACGTCCAAGGAGCGGACGTTCATATGTAAACTTGAGGAGAAACGGAGTCGGGACACTGCGATAATCTACATGGAGGGCTATAAGCGGTTCTGGATACCCATGGAACAAGACGTTATGGGGCTAATGACGGAGGGCGAGTGGTACACGCTATGCCCGGACTACCGTCAGACCGGCACCGACACCCTCCGCGCCGGCTGTAAGTACCCGAACGTGCAGAACGTCTCGAAGAAGGAATCGTTCAATCTCCGCAAGGGCTTCGGCCCTGGGCCGGGTCGCGAATGGTACTCACTCGACGCGAAGGGCATCGAGGACCGACTACCGGCATATGAGAGTTTGCAAGAGGAACTGATCGAGATATTCGAGAACTCGGAATCACCGCCGTACTACGGCTCCAACCACTTGCTACGGTTCCATACCGTCTACCCCGACATATGGGACGCGGCGGTGGCGGAAGTGGGTCTCGATAAAGCAGGTCCGTACTGCAAGAAGAAGTACGGCGCGAGCTACTACCAGTGGTGTAAAAACGGCGGGTTCGCGGTCCAGTACGGCGCAGTAGAGAAGGTTGACGGATGGGGGACGGCAGACCGCGCGTTCCATAAGCAATACAGCCACCGCCTCCTAAAACAGCGGTTCTCGAAACTGGAGGCACTCAACCAGAAGTGCATACGGTTCGCCAACAAGTACGGGTACGTGGAGACGATTCCCGACAAGTCGGTTGACCCGGCGCGCGGCTATCCGATCATGTGTACGCGAACGGAGAGGGGCTATATCCTCGAAACCGTCCCGCTAAACTATCATATTCAAGGGTCGGCTATGTGGTGGACCGCCCGCGCCATGGTGAGGTGCCAGGAACAGCTCGACGAGTGGAACAGACAGGTACTGGCGCGGGGCGGCAACCTCGCACACGACGGTTACTTCATGGCCATTCAGGTCCACGACGAAATCGTTTTCGACTTCCCGAAACGTGCCCACCCGAAGACGAACCCGAAACACTCGAACCTCGGTAGGATACGGGTACTCCAACGCCTCATGGAGAAGGGCGGTGAGGGGTTCGGTATCCCCACGCCGGTAGGTGTTGAGTTTAATGAGGTGAGCTGGAGTGAAGGCGTGACCCTCTAGCACGGAGACCGCTATGGACGGCTACAGCGTACTGGCCCTGATCTCGACCCCCTTCATAGGCTTGATCGGGGCGTGGCTCATTTTCAAACTCGAAAGGGACACAGATGAAATCAACTACACTAGTCGAGAACCTGGTTTGCGGGGACGTGTTCTCGTTCCGCAACGGCTCCTACCTCGTCGTCGCCAACGTCGTCGATAAGCGCACGAGCATTGCCAACGTCGTCGCGGTGAACGGGAAGAGCATGTCGGTGATGAAGGCGGCGTTCGTCCTCCAGCTGGCCCGCAACTTCGCCGTCGAGGTCACGGGCCATATTAACGTCCCCATTACCGTACTAGTCAATACGAAAGAGGAGATCGACTCGTTAGCCGGCGTCTCTACGGCACCCGTGACCGATGAATCGTCCGTCGGCGTCGGGAAGAAATGTCTCACTCAATCGGGGACGAAGTGCGGCCCGGACGACCCACTCCGTGCGGTCTGGTACTCGGCAATGTGCACGTACTGGACCGATGACTGGTCGAAGCTCGGCTACGCCGGACCGGGGATACCGACATGCCCGGTCTGTCGTTCGCCCGGTATGATTACGAACCGTAAGGACTGGGATGAAGGCGTGACCGCGCACGAAGCGGAAGGGAACGTGGGCTATAAGGCTGTGATGGATAAGCATTTCGAGAAGTGTGCCTACTCGCGTGAGGGTGGGCTAATCACGGCCTACGACAAGGAGCACTCACATGCCACCGATACCGGCGATAGTGTATCAAAGACGACTCATGAGGGCGCGAGCGGAAGCGATCAGGGCGCGGCGGGAGAAGGAAGCTCAGGTAGCTACCCTCCCGAAGCAAGTGAAGGTAAACTGGGTAAAGAACCAGGGGCAAACCCGTAGCCACCACTGTCACTGGCCGGGGTGCGGGAAACAGTGTCCGCCGGCCATGTGGGGCTGCAAGGGCTGTTGCCGGTGCTATTGAGCGGCTCTCCATAGCCCTAAAGTTTCAAGACCTACCCCCGCACATCCGGTTCCAGGCCCTAGTCGAGGACTGGGATTATGACCAGTGCAAGGCTTTTACCCTATGAGGAAAATATGAATACCGAAGACGTCCGTAAGCTGTCCCCGTTCGCCCGTCTCGCATACTGGATTCGCGAACGGGAATCGGTCCGTTTGAAGCGTATGGCGGGCGAAGCTAAGCCCTGGACCGACGACGAGATACTACAGCAGTACCGCTTCTGCAACGTCCGGCGTATGGACGACGCCGTGAGCGTCTGGCTATGGAACAACTGGTACGAACCCCATTTCGATCATCCCAGTATCGTGTACGCGGCGGCGGTCGCGCGGTTCATTAACCTCCCGTCGTCCCTCGACCGAATAACCCAACTCGTATTCGACTCTCGCGGCCCCCAAGTTGACGACATAGTCGCTCTCCTCCGCGCGGTAAAACGGCAAGGGGTAACGATATTCAACGGTGCATACATGGTGCGAGGTAACGACGGTCAGGATAAGATCGCTTCCGTGTTCGACTATTACCTCGAACACCTCCTGTCCGACCCACCGGTCATCGACGGGTCCACCATGCAAGCCGCCCACGAAGCGCTCGTATGCCGGTACGGGTTCGGTTCGTTCATGGCCGGGCAAGTCGTCGCGGACCTCCGCTGGGCAAAGGACGGTTACTGGTCCGATTACAACAGGTGGGCACCGGTCGGGCCGGGCAGTGCGCGTGGAATGAACCGCGTCCTCGGACTGCCGGTAAAATCCGGTTTCCATCAGGACTATTTCGTGGAACGCCTCCGCGAACTCATCGAACAGTTACGCTCAGTGCTCCCCGAATCAATTAGTTCGCGCCTCGAAGCCCACGACTACCAGAACTGTCTATGCGAGTTCGACAAGTACGAACGCGCACTCCACAGCGAAGGTAAGCCCAAATCCCGTTACCCAGGAGTCTAACAATGTCCGAACCGAACCTAATACATGTCACTGAGGGGACGAACCCCGACCCGGTCCGCGCTTACTTTCACATAGCAGGCCCTGTGTCTGCTGCTGCCGTCCCCGCCGGCGTCGGTAGCCTCCTCTCCGAAGCGCATATCCAGGCAGTGGCCGTGTTCTACAATAACGCCGGCGTCGACAAGGTCGAAGTGTACCGCCGCATGCGAGACGGGTCTAAGGACGAGACCAAAGTGAGCAACGACGTCTTCCTCATGTTCGCCGCCGAAGTCGCCAAGGCGCTGCCGAAAGCCAAGACCGAATTGGGGTACGAGAATATCAACGCGAGTGAGACCCTCGCGACGGTGACGCTCGGTGAGTACCTTCTCCGGTGCCTACTGGTCCGCGCGCCGAAGATCAAGCATCCGCGAGCGACCAACTGGGCGGCAACGGGTCTGTCGAGCGACGTCGACATCGTGGTCGTGTTTCACGGTCAGGCGAGCGAGCAGGGCGTCACGGATGAAACGTCGTCGGGGAACGTCTGGAAGGGCGATTACCGCCGCATGGAGTGGGCCGATAAACTCGTTCCGGTGCCGGGCGCGAGGGGCGGCGTGTACCGCGAACTGAACTGCTTACTGACCGAGGAAAACTTGAGGCGGGCCATCGCCGGCCTCGACCTCGAACTGAGAACCATTCGGAGGGGCTAATGATCGTGCAAATTCGCGGCACCTCAGGATCAGGCAAGACCTGGGCTATGAGGTCCATAATGTCACTCCTCGGCAGCGATTGGGTGCCCTTCTACGTTGACGCCGGCGTCGATAACGGCAAGCTGGTCGAGTTCGAGGGGCGCAAGAAGCCACTCGGCTACTACCTCCGCGAGTACGACATGGAACTAGGTAACTCCAGGCTACCGATTTTCCCGCCTAGAATCATAGTGCTCGGCCATTACGAAGCGGTCTGCGGCGGGTGCGACAACATTGGTTCGGCACGCGCCGTGTACGACGTGATTGACGCCGGCGACGTGAAGGGTTGTACATGCCGCCGCATAATCGGCGGTGCGGGAGTCGTACTAACCGAGGGGCTACTCCTCTCAGAGGACACAAAATGGACACTCCAAATGTCCGACGTCCGCTGCTTCTTCCTCAACACGCCAGTCGATAAGTGTCTCGATCAGATCAAGGCGCGGCGACAGGAAGCCGGAAACGAAAAGGAACTCAACCACTTGAATACAACTAAGCGGGTCAATACGATAGAGCGGGCGCGGGTAAAATTGACCGAAGCGGGCGTATGGTGCCGCCGCGCTTCCGCCCGCCAGTTACCGGAACTAGTCGTCAACCTACTCACGGCACGAGTGCGTGCCTAAACTCTCTGGAGGGAACTATGAGTCCGAACGATGTGCTGATGGATAAGACGTTCGTCACCGCAGACGAGGAGTATCTGCCCGCCGTGCGTATCGGTGAGCAGATCGAGACGGCACTGGCGCGTGTCCTCACTGACTCTTACAACGTCCAGTACGTCGTCACGGTAACGGTCCGAAAGATCGCCGACGACACGAGCGTGAGGAGTGCCGACGATGACTAGCACGGTTCTCACGGTGGCAATCGGAATGCTGTTCGCGTTCCTCATTGGCCTGGTGGCCGGTTGGAAACTGCGACAGATACGGGAGGGAGACGATGGATCAGATCAACTGCGGTGACCCGTTTTCGTTCGGGTCGAAGACCTGGCCCGGCACGGCCAAGCTCATCGAGGAGTGTGGTGAAGTCCTCCAGGTACTGGGCAAGCTCCTCCAGACCGGCGGCGACACGAAGCACTGGGACGGTGACCTCCGCGACGGCCTCCGGGCCGAACTGGCTGACCTCAACGCGGCGGTACTGTTTTTCACACAAGCTAACGGCTTGAACGACGCGGCTTACATGGGCCGCGTCGACGCCAAATTGGCGACGTTCTACAAGTGGCACTCAGAACAATCCAAGGAGACCGACAGTGAATAACGAGACCGACTGGGTGGGGCGGACCGATGAATCCGACGTGTCCGCCGAACGCTACCATTACTTCATGACTAAGGAACCCCGTGAGGAACTGGGACCGATTCGCGTGATCAGCGACCCGTACCTGGGCGTCACCAAGGTCCGTGATGTGCGTATCGGTATGGTGCGCAACGCCAAAGACGAGGACAAGAAGGCCGTTCTCGCGTACCTCCAGCCCTACCCTCACATGAGAATTGAGAAGGGTAAGGAACTCCAAGGTTGGTATCAGAGTCTTCACAACGAGAGCGCCGCGAGCCGCCCGCGGCCTTGTTTCACCGAAGCCGTTCTCACTGAACCCTACGGCGGTTGGTGCGCGGTAGGCTGTAAGTTCTCTTTACCAGCTGGTGAACTGGTCGACACCCCCAATGGTTCGGCACCGATAGAAAGTTTCAAAGTCGGCGACTCGGTACTGGGCAGGACGCCGTTGGGCGTACAAATCACTAAGGTCGTGGGGGTAACGTCGCATTGGAAGCCGGAAGGGTTGGTGAGATTGATTTTGAACGACGGGCGGAAGCTATTAATGACCGGTGATCATCCGGTATACTCGGTTTCCCGCCGAGCATGGGTGAACGCGGTAAACCTAAAACCGGGAGAACGCCTTGAAAGCCTGCCGATGCGATACGGTCATACCGAACCACAGGAAAGTCTGCGATGCTTGCCTGTTAGTGATTCGCTCCGAGAACGGCATGAAGAGGTTGGGCAAGTCGTCGCCTACCAAGGGGAAGCCCAAGTCTACGGAGACGCGCCAGAGAATGAGCGCCCATGCTCTCGCGAACAGAGAGTCTATGAGCAAGAGGGCCAGTGGGCCGAAATCCCCGGAATGGAGATTAGCCCAAGCGGAACGAGTCAGGAACGGCGTATCGGGATACAAACATTCCAAGCGCGGCCTATTCACGGACAGAAAAGGTCGCACATTTCAAATGAGGTCGGGATGGGAACGGTTACTCGCGGAGTACCTCGACCGCCGTGGGTACGATTGGGATTACGAACCGTTTTCAATTTCGTTGCCGGACGGGTCGGCATATGTGCCCGACTTCGTTCTCCCTCCCGACAACTGTATATTCGAGGTGAAAGGGTACATGACTGCCGACGGCGAGAGGAAAATTCAGCAAGCCAGACTAATGGGATACCACGTGGTAATTTTCGACCAAAAGGCACTAAAGAGATTGGGGATACTTACGTCGTCGGGGTTGAAAAAATACCGGGACGAGTTCGCGTCCACGACATCCAAACCGAATCGCAAAACTTCTTCCAGCGGGGCGTTCTAGTTCACAATTGTTATATCAACTCCGGTATGCGCGGCTACAGGGGCACCGGCCTAATTACCGTCCCGCTGGGTTACGGCGACCAGGTGCGACAACAGATCACCAAAATGCGCCGGGGCGCGGCCGGCTACTTCTCGTCGTTCACCGACCCGTTCACGCCTCTCGAACAGTATTACCACAATACGGAGGAAGGTGCGAAGGCGTTCGTCGACGCCGGGCTGCCCTTGTTCTTCCTGTCGCGCCTCCGCTACCCGGACTGGGCCGTGGACCTCTTGAAGCTGTCGCCGTACTCCTACGCGCAAAAGTCCCTCAACACGGGCGACGCCGCAGACTGGAAACTCCTCTCGCCCGGTGCCATGAGCCTGGAGGACCATTACGCCGACATCGAGCGACTGAAGACCGCCGGCATCTACGTCTCGATTCAGGTCAACCCAATAGTGCCTGGGGTGACGTCGCACGGCGACATCGTCAAACTGTTCCAGCGCCTCCGGGCGGTCGGCGCGGACCACGTCATAGTCAAGTTCGTCGAGGCCGGCTACAGTTGAGCACCGGCCATGGTCGAGCGGATGAAACAGACGTTCGGCGAACGCGGCGCGGCGTTCGAGAAACTGTTCACGCAAAACATCGGTTCGCAGCGGACGGTGGAAGAGGAGTACCGCCTCAAGGCGCACCGCATGTACTCCTCTTACGCCCGCAAGTACGGTCTCACGTACTCGGTATGCTACGAGTACAAGTACGCCCGCGACGCCGACGGGAAGGTGTTATCGAAGACCGGCGTCAGTATCGCCCGCGACTTCACGACCTCGGACCAGTGCCACGGGCACGCCGTCCCGGTCTTCACGCGTGCCTCCGACGCCGAGCAGTTCCGCCCGGTCGAGGAGTGTCCGCCGTCGGGCTGTCTACATTGTTCCGAGGACAACGCCGGGAAGCCACGCTGCGGTGACGAACTGGCCGGCGAAGCGAACGCGGTCGAAATGCGTGATCTGAAAATCCCCATCGGCGAAGGCAAGGGCCGCGCCACCCAACTCATTCAACTCGGAGTGAAGAAATGAGTCAGCCCCTATTCAAGGTCAACATATTCTGTCCGGTGTGCAAGCAGCGCGTCGAGATGGAACCGGACCGGTTCGTGAAGTCCGTACCCGTCGGCGGACGGTGCCCGATATGCCACGTGTACTTGGCCTGGTCCGCCGACCGTGCCATACTCGTCGGACTGAAGCCGGGCGGCACCACCGATCTGCCACCTGGGCCTATCCAGATCAAGGTCGCGGAGGACGGCAAGTGAGTACCGAGACCGGCGGCATGACGGTCTACGCCTTCGGCCGCGAACTGCTCCGACTGAACGACCTGGACCCGATCTACGTGTTGGCGTGGGAGGCAATCAAAGCCGACGCCTTACGCGACAGTCATCACAGGTTCAAGCTCAAGCGGTGGCTCCTCGCCTACTGGTGCTTTTACCACGTGGGTACGGCGTCGGCGCTGGCGTACCCTCATGACGTCGAATCGGCGTTCTTCGACCGGATGATGACGGCGGCTCTATCGAAGGGCAATGCCGACTTCCCCCGTTCCGCCGAACGCCGTCACTTCCGCGGCCGGAACGCGGAGGCGTCGGTGAAATGGCTCCGGTCGCAAGGCGTCGATAACCTGTTCTCCTACTTCGATAGCGGGCCGGCGAAAAGCACGCTCGGCATCCTCCGCGCCGAAGACATTATCCGGTACGTGAGAACGTGGGTGGGGTTCGGCCCGTGGATCGCCTTCAAGGTCGCGGACATGCTCGAACGCCTCGACTTATGCCGGGTCGCGTTCGACACCCACACGGTCATGTACGATTCTCCCCAGGAGGGGGCGCGGCTACACTGGAGTGTGTGCGGTGAACCGTCGAACGGGTTCGGCGACGCGGTAGGCGAGTGGGCGATTAACGACATTCTTACACACTTAGCATCACCGCCTAGCAACGAACGCCCGCGAACTAAGGTCTATAGCCAGCGACCGCTAAACGTGATTCCTAAGATGTCGAGAGTGGAGGTCGACAACCGAGAGGTGGACGAGTTCCGCGGCCGGTTAGCGGGCTTCGCGCCGCCTCGGTACGATAGGCCTCTCAACGGGCAGGAAGTGGAGACGATATTATGTAAATGGCACTCATACACGAAGGGCCATTACGAAATCGGCGAGGACGTGAGAGCGGCGCGGAACGCCCTCCTACGGTTCGCGAAGTGCCCACTGTCACAAGAACTAATCAAAGCGGGAAAGCGAGGCGGGTTATGGAAGTGAAATGCCCTTACTGCGGTAAGACATACCGTTACAGTAACGTCCACGATTCGTTGAACACGCCAAAGGAAGAGTCGTGTTCCGCGAACGGACGACAGATGACGCTTTACATATGTGAATGCGATGCCGTCGTCGGCGTCAGCGTCCTCGACGACAAGGGCGATAGTTTCTACCCGGCATCGACGGAGGAAATCTAATGATGGTTCGGACGGCTCGCGGAATGCTCAATCGTAACACGCCCGTGGAGGACCACCGAGAGGCGTTCGGGCTTTGGGTGAAGCGCGAAGACTTAGCGTGTCCCCCACCAGGCCCACCGTTCTCCAAGGCGCGCGGCGTCTACGCTTGGGTAGCGAAACAGGAGGCGGAAGTGATCGGCGTCCTCGACACGTACCACTCTCAAGCTGGCCACGCGGTCGCACGCGCTTGTTCGCTCCTCGGTAAGAAATGCGTGAACTACTATCCGAGTCGCGTGAAGGAGAAGGGACCGTTTCCGGCACAGCTCAAATCGGCGGAACTGGGCGCGGAAATCGTCGCACTAAAAGCCGGCATGAGTGCCGTGCTCTATCATCAGGCGAAGAAGGACGTGCTGGGGCGCGGCGGCGTAATGATCCCCAACGCCCTAAAGCTGAGCGAATCGGTCGACGAGACCGCGAAGGAAGTGACCGGCTGCCCCTACGCCGATTACGTGATAGTGCCGGCGTCGTCGGGTACAATCGCCGCCGGGGTGATTCGCGGGTTCGTCGACCGTGCCAACGATATCGGACGGTCACCACCCAAGTTCATTATCCACTTGGGCTATTCGCGGAGTCACGAGGAACTGCTCCAGTACCTGGCGGATTCGTCCGGGTACTCAATGGACGACGACTTGACGATTATTGACGAAGGGTACTCTTACGGCGACGAGTCGAGGCCGGGGCGAGACCCGGCGTGGCCGTCGAACAAGTATTACGACCTGAAGGCGTTCCGCTGGTTGATAAATCACCGTAGCGAGTACGCCGGCGAAATGCTAATGTGGAATGTGGGGTAAAAGCGAAACACCCCGGCTAATGCTGGGGTGTTTGAAGATTGGGCGAATCGGGTAGCGGGTCAGACCGTCTTACCGGCGGCTTTGTAGGCGGCGAGAATCTTGGTGACGATCTGTCGACCTGCGGCTGTGATTTCGTAGTACGCTCCGACGGCGTCTGCTTCCGGCGGCTTGGCGAACTTCACGTACTTGAGGGTCACCAGGCTCTTGAAGTGCTTTTCGTCGTTGACCTTTCGCACGTTGTCGTCGGAGCTACCGATGTACTCGACGAGAGCCGCCTGGTCCACCTTACCGGCTTCGCTGATTTGCGACCGGCTCATTACGTTGCCCTTCGAGAGGGCTTGGAGCACTCGCACTTGCGGCGTCCGGAGGCCACTATTGAGTTCCTTGAGTGCCGGCGCTTTCGGCTTCGGGTCGGCCTTCTTCGCGGCTACCGGCTTCGCGCCCTTCGCCGGCTTCGGGTTCGCGGTCTTCGACTTACCGGCGGTCTTCGGGGTGGTCGTGGTCGTGGTGTTAGCAATGGTCATCTTAAAGCTCCTTTATAGGTCAGCGAGGGTCGCGTCAGACAGTCTTCGGCTGAACCCCCACTTCGCCCTACACCGTTATAATAGCCGGTCGGCCCGCAACGTCAATAGCGTACCGGCTGTTTTCTCTCAAATTGTTTCCGACCCTTGGATTTTATGGAGGACTTAGTGTGGAAATTTTTCTCGACCTCGACGAGGTGCTGGTCGATTTTCTCGGCGGCGCGTGTCGGGCACACGGCCTCACTCACCTGGAAATGATCCGCGTCTACGGCGACTCGGTGTGGACCGGTGAGAAGTTCATTCGGCCAATCGTGGGAGACGCCGACTTCTGGACGGGCCTCAAGCCCTTCGAGTGGGCCGATGAACTGATCGCCCTCGTCCAGCGGTACGATTCGGCGTTCCACATCGTTACTTGCCCCCTCGAAACTCTGACGGACGCGGGCCACTGTCAGGCGTCCTATACTGGCAAGGTCCGGTGGATGAAACAGTTCTTCGGCCCGCGGTTCGACCGGTTCCTCATTACCCCGCACAAGTACAAGGTCGCGAAGCCCGGTGCCGTCTTGATCGACGACAGCCCGCCTAACTGTAACCGGTTCGTCGCCGACGAGAAGGGCCGCGCGACCGGGGGAAAGGCAGTACTATTCCCTCATCGTCGCAACGATAACCGGCACGCCATGACCGACCCTGTCGCATACGTGCGGGAGAGTCTCAGATCACTAACGTCTTCGCCCGCCTAACCACGTTCGCCCGCCTCAAGGAGCTAAAATGAAACCCTACATCGTCCTCTTCTCTGGTGCCCGCATCGAACCCGACGACGGCGTAGCTACAATGCACGACATAGCACTCAACCACTGTCGGACGCCAATGTATGCCGGCCATACCCGACTGTTCCAATCGGTCGCACATCACTGTGTCGGGGCCGCTCGGCTCGCCCGGTACTTCGACGCACGAGCCGAAGTGGCGTTATTTACACTCCTACATGAGGTGGAAGTAACAGTGTTCGGCGACGTGCCCGGCCCAGTAAAATGTGTCGGCCAGCGTGCGGCTGAGAAGCCGGTCCGCGAGCGGTTCTGGCTTCAGTTAGCCGGACGGGTTCCGTCGGTGGAGGACTGGGAACGGGTCGAATTGTTCGACAAAATCGAGCAGTACGCTGCAGCCCAGTTCTACGGGTTAAAGGAAACCGTCCACGCCCGGACCGTCGAGAACATTATCGGCGGTTCCCAGTCCATAATCAACAAAGCAATGGAGATCGTCCGCGAAGTGAACGTGGACTTCCCGCCTATGATGCAGCTGGGCATCGAGTCGCGCCTCGTGCTCGAATTCATGAGTTACGCGACCGAACTTTTCAACCAAGCGAACCGTGAAGCCGGTATCGCGTAACCTACCCCTAGTCGCCCGTCTTTCAAGGAGCTGATCATGCACCTACGCACTCGAAACGTAAACACCGCCTTCCGCGACTTGGTGAAACTATTTAAGAACGGCGGCAAGGTCCGCGAGGCCAGGACCAGCTACGACGACGATGGGAACCCACTACACACTGACTACGTAGAGAGAGAACTGGTCGTCAAGAAACCGTCCCGCAACGGCAACGTGATGATGATCGACGAACCGGTCACGCTCACCTACTCGCACCCACGGGAACGGGTACTATTCAACGCCGCACGCGACGCTAACCCATTCTTCCACCTCTACGAAGCCTTATGGATGCTCGCGGGTCGGAACGACGTAACCCCGCTCGCGTACTACGCGAAGAAGATGAAGGAATTCAGCGACGACGGGGTGACCACTAATGGGGCTTACGGGTATCGGTGGCGGACTGCTATGACCAGTATTAAGGGATTTGAAGAATGTCCGAGCGTGAAATTAGCTTGGCACAAACAACATGGAGGGATTGATCAACTGGACATTCTTGTCAACCATCTCAAGGCAGACCCCAATTCCCGCCGGGCCGTGCTCCAGATGTGGAATGTGGAGGACGACCTGTTGAAGATTGGGGGAGGGGTTTGTAGGTACTGTAACGGAGCCGGTGATAAATTTAACGGAGACCCTAACCAAAGTGGTCACTGTCCTGAATGTGACGGTACACATAAAGACAAAGGGTCTCGCGATACATGCTGCAACCTGTCGGTGATGTTTAGCATCCGCCAAGAGGAGTATATCAATAGAGAGGCTGAGCATCACATGGCGATGCCGGTACGGGGGACTAAGACCTATCTCGACATGACGGTGACTAACCGCAGCAACGATCTGATCTGGGGACTACTAGGAGCCAACTATTGTCACTTTACCTTCCTCCAGGAGTACATGGCCGCGAGACTAGGTGCCGAAGTTGGTAAGTACCACCACTTCACCAACAACCTCCACGTCTACGACTGGAACTGGAAGCCGGAGGAATGGCTCAATGCCAAAAATTTCGCTGACGGGTATTCTCTCCACACTGATGCCCCAGGCTGTATGATCTCCAAGACTGTGCCACTCATCAAGAATGTAGAGGTGTTCGAGGATCAACTACGGACGATAGTTGACTTCTACGACGGTGGGGATTCCGACCGTTCACTAAACCTGGGCGACATAAGCGAGCCGTTCCTGCGTAACGTAGCATCTCCAACGTTCAGTGCGTTCAAGGCATATAAGAGGTCTAAAGCCAAGGACTCCGCCGGTATTGACGGGCGGGAGAGCATGGATCATGCCTTAGAGGTCGCCACGACCATAATGGCCGACGACTGGCGGTTGGCTTGTACCGAATGGTTGAAACGGAGGGCGAAATAGTGGACGTGAATGAATGGGTGAACCTGCACTGGATAAGGTTCCGCGAAATCGAGCACCCGCCGCCCGTGCTAACCAAGGTCGACTTCGCGCGGCGGTACGCGGCGGGAGAGTTCGGCAACGCTTCGCCGACCTGGAAGACCCTGTACGACTTCCAGCACGCCTACGACTGGGCTGAGAAACTCGGCTATGATCAGAAGTTCCACTTGCGTAACAAGGTCGCTGCGGGCGCAACCCATTACAACATGTCGGCGTGGCAGATCGTGAATCTATGGTCGACCGCACCGAACCCCGACGTGTGGTACTGCTCGGCGATGGCCCCGGAACACCGCAAGGTACTCCAAGGCGAAATCGTGCTACTCGACCCGGCGACCGAGCCGACCCATGCCGGAATGAACAGTGCCGGTCTGTACCTAATGTTCAACCGCGAACGGATGACGATGCGCGACGGCTTCAACGCCGAATACGCCCGGAGGGATTACCAGTCGCGAATGCACGCGGAAGGAACCAGGGCACGGCTGATACTCAAGCAGCACATGTGCCCGAACAGTCTCGATTGGTTGGAGATACTACTAGACCGCTATCCCGGTCACGTGGTCGAGTTCTCCACCTACGAATGTGAATGGGGCACGGTTCCCGGCTTCAATACCATATGGTGGGAGGTTAGACGTTATTGAATGAGTAGACCCAGGAGATCAATAGTCGAACGATTCTGGCCCAAAGTTAATAAACGCGGGCCGAACGAATGCTGGTTATACGTTGCTCGAAAGAAGGCTGGCCAATACGGCTTAATAGACAACGTCGGTAACGAACTAAATGGAGAGTGTCTATCCCATAGAGTTAGTTGGTGCTTAGCATTTGGACCGATACCGGAGGGACTAAACGTCCTTCATTCTTGTGACGTACCTAAGTGCGTAAACCCTCGACACTTGTTCCTTGGAACTGCCAAAGATAATTCCGACGACAAGGTGTCTAAGAAGCGACATAGTTTCGGGGTTAAGCACGGACGAGCTAAAATGACTGAACAGCAAGTTAGGTCGATAGTGGTCCTGCGCAAATTAGGATGGAGCCAGCATAAGATTGCTGACTACTTTAAAGTGAGTCAGTCAGCAATATCTCACGTGATAAACGGTAGAAATTGGAGGCATCTGGAATGAAATGGGTAATCATTATCGTCCGAAGTTTCCTGTTCGGAGAATGAAGTGTACGTAAAATGTGACAAGTGCGGCCGCGTGTACGACGACGCGAGCCGCTGGACAATCTGCCCGCATAGCCCCTTAGGTTATTCTGTTAACGATCTTTGTCCCCGGTGCGACACGCTCCGTAGCGTTCACGGCCCGTGTCCTCACCAGTTAGCCCTAGACCTGGAGAAGAAAATGAGTCAGCCGAAGCCGAACACCGCCCTCCACGGCGGTCGCGAACCGTTCGCGGACGTACCAACCAAGGCACCAATGCCGCCCGTCGAACCAATGCTCCCCGACGTGTATCAGGAACTCGCCAGTCGCACCGAAGCGCCGCAGATCAAAGCCCTGAAGCGCATTGCCCACTCGTTCGGCGGCTTCGTGTCCTTCGACAACATCAACGACGTCCCCAATAGCAGTGACGCGGTGCTACAAACCCGCGCACTCCACGCGGCCATCGGCATGAGTGGGGAAGCCGGCGAGTTCTGTAGTCTCCTCCAGAAGAACATTTGGTACGGGAAGCCACTCGACACTACCAACGCTAAGGAGGAACTCGGCGATATGATGTGGTACGTCGCACTCGCCTGTAACGCACTCGGCTTCTCCCTCGAAGACGTGATGCGTTCCAACATTGCTAAGCTCCGTGCGAGGTTCCCAGACAAATTCACCGAGAAGGCAGCCGCCGACGAGAACCGCGACCGCGAAGCCGAACGTCAGGCAGTCGGTAACCGAGCGTTCGCCAAGTTCTACGGGAACCGAGAAGGGCATACCACGCTGACTCACGTTCCGGCGGCGCAGATGGATGAGGCGTTGCCGAATCTGAAGGAACTGAATAACGTCGTTCCGCTCGTGCCGGCTTGTCAGTACTGCGATAAGGCGGCGACGAAAGTGCTAACTTGGAACCGAGGCGAGCTGAGCAAGATCAGACCGGTAATGTGGTGCGGGGAATGTAGTCTAAATGACGCACTGAGGTCTCACGGTATCTGTATGACGGCACCCATAGTCGAGGGTGAATACTACACGGTTGCCGATATTCCTGAGACCGACATGGGTAAGGTCGCCGACTCCGCCAAGCACAATCCGAGTACGCCGCGAGCTTGATGCCGAAGTTTCCGTTACACTACACACCTAGCCCTTCACGGGGCCAGGTCTTATTCATAGGAGATGACATGAGTTCGATTGCCGACGCGCCGAAATGGCTGAAGCCTTACGTGTTTCACGGCGTCGACATTGAGGCGCGCGAGGACCGTGATCAAGCCGTCGGCGAATGCCCGCTGTGCGGAAAGGTCGGTAAGTTCTACGTCGGGGTAGCCGACGGCCAATGGGACTGTAAGAGTTGCGGGCGGAAAGGGAACGTCTACAACTTCATCAAGGAATACCACGAACTGTGCATGAAGGCCGGTGCCGATTACGACGGGCTGGCTGCCGAACGCGGCTTCTTGTATCCCGAATCGGCAATCGAATGGGGCGTGGTTCGGTCAGTGCTTACCGGCGAATGGCTCATCCCCTCGTACAACGAGAAGGGGAGCATGAATAACCTCTACCGCTACTGTCATGAACCGCAAAAGAACCGGTGGCGGTGGTACTCGATGCCGGGCCTAAACCACGGCATTCATACCCCGATGACCCTGTACGAACCGGGCAAGCCTAACCTAGCGATTCTGGAAGGCCCCTGGGACGGGATCATGTTCTATGAAGTGGTGAAGCGTGCCCGGCCCGAACAGGAGAGCTACTACGCACTCACGTCGAACGAAATGGGGTCGCTATTCAACTTCACTAACGTGGTTGCGGCACCGGGCGCGAGTGTCTTCCCAGACATGTACCGCGACTACTGCGCCGACAAGCACGTTTGGATGATGTACGATAATGACTATCCCGTCCAGCACGAGTCGGGCGTAATGCAGCCGCCGAACGGTTGGGCGGGCATGAACCGGGCGACGCAGACGCTGCTCTCTGGGGAGAATAAGCCCTCCACTATCAACGTGATGACTTGGGGTGAGGGCGGCTGGACGCCGAACTACGCCGACGGGTTCGACGTGAGTGACTACTTCAACTGTGTGAATAACATATCCGACCGCGTGAAGGCGCTCGGCGGACTGATGGCCAACGTCCTCCCGTTCCCGGAAGATTGGATGCCCGGCCGGACCGCGACCGCCAAGGCTACGGGCGGTAGCGAACTCCAGTGCCTTCCTTGTAACACCTTCTCCCAGCTCGAAAAGGAGTTCCGCAAGGCGCTGAAATGGAACCCCGGTATGCGCAAGGGTTTGGCGTGTATGCTGTCGACGATCATCTCCACGACCGGCGTCGGCTCACAGTTATGGATGCGGTTCATTAGCCCGCCGTCAACAGGGAAGACGACGTTCTGCGAGGCCGTTTGCGTGGCGAGTAAGTACACGAAGCCTATGAGCCACCTGACCGGCTTCTTTTCCGGCGTGAAAGACAAGGAGAACCCGTCCGAAGACCTGGGCCTGATCAGTAAACTGTTCAATAAGACACTGGTGACGAAGGACGGCGACACGCTCCTCCAGTCCGACAATCTGGGCAAGATTCTCTCGGAGGCGCGGGACATCTACGACCGCACCGCACGGACCCACTTCAAGACCGGTAGCGGTCGCGACTACGGCTCAATCAATATGACTTGGATTTTATGCGGCACCAGTTCGCTGCGACTGCTCGACACGTCGGAACTCGGCGAGCGGTTCCTGACCTGCTCGATTATGGACAAGATGGATGAGGACTTCGAGCGGGAGGTCCAGCGCATGGTCATGAAACGGCTCATTCGGAACCGGGGCATGGAAGCCAATGGTAAGCCGGAGACGCGACACGACCCGCAGCTCACCCGCGCTATGGCTCTATGCGGTGGGTACGTCGAGTACCTTCGCGAGAACGCGACGGGGCTACAAGAAGCCGTGATCATGTCTGAGCAGTGCGAGGAAGACATCATGGATATGGCCCTATTCGTGGCCTTCCTCCGCGCCCGCCCCAGCCTAAAGCAAGAGGAGATCGTTGTGCGGGAGTTCTCGCCCCGCCTCACCGAACAGCTGGGGCGACTCGCGATATGTCTCGCTGCCGTCCTCAATAAGCGGGAGGTCGATACCGAGGTTATGGATCTCGTTCGGTCGGTGGCTATCGACACGTCGTGCGGGATCACGTTCGACATGGCGAGGGCGATGATGGATTCCGGTGAGACAGGCATCGAGCCGCGCAACCTCGCCATGTTCACTCACGAGACGACGAACAAGGCGAACGACCTACTGAGATTCATGCGGAAGATCGGTGTCGTCGAAACCTTCACGGCGATACTCGCGCCGGGCGTCCGCTCGAAGCCGAAATGGCGGCTAACCTCACTCCTTCGCCGACTGTGGTCGGTCGTCGTGAATAACGAGATCCCGACCGACATCGAATCGACGAACCCGTTCGCGACCGCCGAGGCATCGCCGGAAGCGCTCGCCGAACTCGAAGCGATTGCCGAAGCCGAATCGCTCACGGAATCGGGTATCGCGGCCGACGAGAGTGCCGAATAGACCCAGTTTCTAGCTCCGTATTTGCCCGCCTTAGCACGAACGCCGTCTTAGACGTGTCTCTACCCGTTTAGCGACGGTCGTGCCGTTTAGAGTGTCGAGTTTCACTTTTTAGGGGTCGTTATGCCGCCGATTAAACCGCAAGATATTAAGCGTGACCCGAAAGCGAGACGGATACCGGAAGCGGTATTCGTCGCCTTCAACGAACTACTCGTCGAGAAGTGGGACGGGAGAGAAGCCCGAATCACGCTCATCGAAGCGCTGAAGCTCGCCGTCGAGAAGATGAACAGGTACTTCGCCGACAGCGCGGGCGAACCCCAGATAGTCAGTGAAGCGGTACTGATGAATAACCGCTGGATGGACGTGGAGGACGATTACCGGAAGGCCGGCTGGTCGGTCGTTTACGAACAACCGATACGGGGTGAGGACGATTTCGGGGCGTACTACGTTTTCACGAAATCAACACGAGGGTAACATGCCTAAACCCGTTCACCGGTCAGCGACCAGAGCGAAGGTACTGACCGGCGATATGCGAGAACTGTCCCTAACCCTCCCTGACTCCGGGTTCGATTCCGTAGTGACCGACCCGCCCTACGAACTCGGCTTCATGGGTAAAGCATGGGACAGATCGGGCGTGGCGTTCGACCCCGACACTTGGCGGTCTGTCCTCCGCGTACTCCGGCCGGGCGGCTACATGCTGTGCTTCGGCGGGGCTCGCACCTATCACCGCCTGACGTGTGCGGTCGAAGACGCCGGTTTCGAGGTCCGCGACTGCTTGATGTGGATTTACGGAACGGGCTTCCCGAAGGGTGAGGGTTGCTTAAAGCCCGCATGGGAACCGGTACTTCTGGCGAGGAAGCCTGGTAAGCGGGTATTACCGTTGAGTATCGACGTGTGCCGAGTACCGACTAATGACAAACTAGGGGGAGGGGCCGAAGGGGGAACGCGGGCGGACCAAAAAGGCCACGAAGGTTGGACTAGACCTTGGATGAGCGACCCGTTAGCACGAGAGGCACATGCCGCAAGGGTACGTGAAAACGTCGCGAAAGCTGAAACCATGGGCCGCTACCCCGCGAACGTCGTCCATGACGGTAGTGACGAGGTGATGGAAGCGTTCGCGGCGTTCGGCGAACGTAACGGCGGTCACTACCCGAAGGCGCGCGGCGGCGGCGGGTTGTCGACGAGCGGGCACGCGGGCCAGGACGGTCTAGTGGAACGCAATTCCGATACCGGCACAGCCGCCCGCTTCTTCTACTGCGCGAAGGCGTCCAAGGCCGAACGCGGCGAAGACAATACACACCCAACGGTCAAGCCTCTATCTTTGATGAGATGGTTAGTACGCCTCGTTACGCCCCCTGCCGGCAAGCTACTCGACCCGTTCGCGGGTAGCGGCACAACCCTACTAGCGGCCCGTCAAGAAGGGATGAGCCCTACCGGTATCGAGTTGGAAGAAAGTTACGCAACCATAGCACGAGAACGATTGAAAGGACATGGATATGCCGAAGCCGGTGCATAGCAAATCGAAGTGTGTTAACGCGACATGGTTCTCGTCGGATCACGTCCGGTCCGACGACGGAACGAAATGTTTGGCTTGCGGTATTAGGCTGTCGCCCGACTCGCCCGTAACCATCCTCACGGGTGATTCCGCGCAGACCCTAAAGCATCTCCCCGATAGGTCGGTTCACTGTGTCGTTACCTCGCCACCGTACTACGGGCTACGGGACTACGAGGTGGAGGGTCAGCTTGGCCTGGAGAAGACGCCGGAAGAGTACGTGGCGAACCTCGTCGCCGTCTTCCGCGAAGTGCATCGCGTCCTCCGCGACGACGGGACACTATGGCTCAACATCGGCGACAGTTATTCGGGAGGCGGCGGGTATTCTCCCGATGCCCCGTCTAATCAAAATCGGAAGTTGTTTAACGGAGCGTCTCGGTCCAAGACATTTGAATCGTCGAAGCGCCGAGCCAGAGAAGGGTACAAACAAAAAGACCTGATCGGCGTCCCGTGGATGGTCGCGTTCGCGCTCCGGGCCGACGGCTGGTACCTACGGAGCGACTTGATATGGGCCAAGCCGAACCCGATGCCGGAGAGCGTAACCGACCGATGCACTAAGGCGCACGAGTACCTGTTCATGTTTACCAAGTCGCCGACGTACTACTTCGACCAAGAAGCGATCAAGGAACCGGCGGCGTACCCGAACGACAACCGCAAGGCGCGGTCGAAGCCGGGGCAAAAGAACCTCGAAGAGGGCATACATAACAAAATGGCTCCCGGCGACGGCGGTGTTGATAACCGCAATAGGCGTTCCGTGTGGTCGGTCGATTCGGAATCAGCACTCCTCGAATGGCTGGGCCGGGAGTCGCCGGAACTCCTCGGTAGGTTCCTCGACGAGTCGCGAACGAAGGGCGACGTATGGACGATATGCCCGAAGCCGTACAAGGGCGCGCACTTCGCCTGTTACCCGCCCGAACTGGTGAAGCCTTGCGTACTCGCCGGGTCGTCTGAGAAGGGCGTATGCCCCGGATGCGGTGCGCCTTACGTTCGCGTGGTGGAAAAGACGACGCTGACGAGGGACCGCCCTAACGAGTTTGTGAAGCGGACGGGTGCGAACGGGACGGGTAACGTAATCAATCTCACGCGCCAAGGCGTTCGCGCCGAGACCGTGGCTTGGGAGCAATCGTGTTCGTGTTCGCCGGCCGAACCGGTGCCGGCGACGGTCCTGGACCCGTTCGGCGGGTCGGGCACGACGGCGGAAGTGGCGTTGGACCTGGGGCGGAACGCGGTACTGTGCGAACTGAACCCCGACTACCTTCCCCTGATTCACGAGCGGCTAAAGTATCGCATCGAGTCGGCGAAGAAGCTCGCCCTCGCTCGGAGTCGGTTCGCCGCCCGCTTTTCCTCTGGGGAGAATGGACAATGACTGTGTTACCGGAACATGTTATGGAGTGGATGTTTGAGTGGAAATGCGAACACAAATGTGACGTGACGTTCGACCGGCTACTTTCGACGTTCGGTAAAGACAAGGAGGCTCGCAATAGCCTGGAAAGGTTCTTGGCCGGTAAGGTGAATGCCCTACTCGCTCGTGCCTCCTCGGTGCCTACGGGGGAGGGAACGGGCACCCTACCCATCGTACCGACGCCCGACCTCCCTACCGGTTAGGGGCTACGAGTCGTAGGGCCGGGAGGCGAACATGTACATGCTTCCCGTCCTATAATAAATACATAGTAAACAAATAAATAACAAACAAGGGTATCGCGTATACGTAGTATAATAGCAGTCGCGTTTGTTAGGGTTTGTCGTTGTGCGATAGACGATTACTGAGCGACGACCCCATACCGAAAGTGTTGAACTCCGCTACGCTAAAGGCTCGCCCGCAACCCGTTTAGCGTGTAACCATGGTAGCACCCGTGAGGAACTACAAACCCACCTTCAAGCTAAAGACGTACCTTGACGGTGGGGCGTTCGGCAGGCCGCTACCCGACGGGCCGACGACCGCGCCCCCCGGTACGCCGGAAAAGCTCTGCGTGTTCGAGGAGCGGGCGGCGAAGCGGCAGCAACTATTCCACCCCTACGACGCCCGGTATTGGGGTGATCCGCGCCCGGTTGATTTCTTAGCGGGCAAGTGCGGTGACCTCGACCCGGACGCCGTGGGCACCAGTCGGGTACGGTCGATCACCGCCATGAGGCGAATCGCGGAGGACGAATCATGAAGTACGCTATGGGGTACTGTGAGTTACGCAACTACTGGATGCCGGTCGTGTTCCCCGACGACGTGGTTCATATAATCATAGCTGCGGCTCTAAAGGCGTCGGGGTTCGCGCTCCATTCCGCAGGGTTCGTTACCGTCGATACCGACGAGACCGGCTCACGCGTGGTACTAAGTGACGAACGGTCGGAATCTCTCAAGTGTGGGCCTGGACCCCAGGACGAACTGATTTTGACTTTGTTCCTCCTCCACGGCCTGTCGGGTCTGAGCCTGGCGAACGTGATTACTCTCATTGCCCTTCGCCACAAGCAGGGCGTCGCCCCTAAAGACGTAATCACATCGCTCGTAGGTGACCCGTCCACTCGCGGTACAGACTCGGTAGACGCCCCTCCTGACCCGCCGAAGAGGGCACGAATATGAGCCGCCGTTCGACCGAGGACGAGGTATGCATGGTTTGCTACGAGAGTTGTACAACGGTGCACTCTATGATGGGCTGGGAGATAGTAGGCGGCTCGGCGAAGTGCGAACGCTGCTTCATGTACGAGTCGCAGTGGCACCACATAGTCCGTGAGACCGGCGTGGAACATGTTCGTGTGGAAGTGATAGAGGTCGCTTTCGGTACGTTCGATTACTCGCATGAGCTTCTCCCCGATGATGTGACGAGGCTCAACGCACTACGTGACTCGTTGATAACCGAGGCGCGGCGGTTTAGAGAGCATCCTGACGCCGGTAACTGGATAGCGGCGTTGAAGACCGAGACCGATGCGACGTTACTACTGGTTTTCGCCGACTGGCTACAAGAGAACGGGTTCGCTCTGATCGAGGCCGGCGTGCGTGCGACGGCCGCGGACATTATCGCCGCACCCCGGCCCGACAACTCGGTTCTAGCTGCTTCACCACGGGAGACGTACTCATGATCAGCACATACGGATTGGCATTGTTCGTCCTCGCGGTAGTGGTTCAAGTCACCGCCCTAGTGTACGACGCCGGGCGAGCAGTGAGGAGCGAGAAGACGATCACGGAATGGGCGACGGAGAAGCCGGTGCGGGAATGGCTCCTCATCGGCGGTACGTTGCTGGGCGTCGTCGGGCTAACGATCCACTTTCTCACGTTCGGAGGGTAACATGTTCGGTCCAACTGTGAACGGTCTATACATCAAGGCGCTAATGCTGGAGAACCGGCTACTCGACGTGGTCGGATGCCACGGGCCGGAGGTGGTCGGCTTGGGGTGCCTCATGGTAATCGTCGGGTACGGGTACACCGTGTTCGGCGTCGGGCGATACGTGGGATGGTGGTCCGAGCGGTAGTGGGGCATAGGGGTCAAAGGTATAAGGTTCATATGTGCATGGGAGGGTGGGGTATGCGGAAGATGACCAACTCGAAGGAACTTGAGATATTGGAGCGACGCAAGACCGTGTCGGAGTTGTACTTGCGCGGATGGACTCAGTGGCAGATCGGCCAGCACGTGGGGTTCGATCAGGGTACGATATGTGAAGACCTAAAGGTGATCCGGAAACTGTGGCTGGCGGAGTCGGTCACTAAGTTCGACGAGGCCAAGGCTGAAGAAATGGCCAAGATCGACCTACTGGAGTCGACGGCTTGGAACGCTTGGCTGAAGTCATGTGACCCGCTCGAATCGCGGACGGTCAGGACCGAGAAGGCACCACGCATCCCCAAGATAGTAGGCAACCCGAAAAGTCAAACCACTCGCGTCCGCATCGAGCGCGAGGGCTTGGACGCCCAGCACACGCCCCTCCACGTGATAAAGAAGAACATCGAGCGGACGCTGAAAGGGCAAACGGGCAACCCCGCCTACCTTGAAACGATCAAGTGGTGTGTCGAAATGCGCCTCCGGATACGCGGGGCGTTCGACAAGGAGAAGCAGGGCGGCGTGACCGTCTTCAACGTCAACTGGGATGCCATGGTGGAGAAACAGTACGGTGCCGAAGCCGCCGACCCGATTGAGGACAAGATCAACTCGGTGAAGATGCTCCCGCCGGCCGACCTACCGTTGATCGAGGCTCAGACCGACGCGGAGGCCGTGTACGAGGAAGCCCCCATATCGTCGCCCAAGCGTGCGAGGAAATAGCAGCACCACCTCACGCATCACAGGCCACTAGTTCCCCTCAGGAGGCTCGTATGAAGTGCTCACTACTAACCGTGTTGCTGGTTACGGCCGGGTTCGCCGCAGCAGCGCCCGTGCCGAAACCCAAGCCGATACCCGAAGACCAGTACATTGGCACTTGGAAGATCGAGGTCACCGAGAAGAACGGCAACTCGCAAACCGGCGTACTCGAACTGAGGGGCGACTACACCTACGTCGCCGTGCTCGACGAAACCGTCATCTATTCCGGTATATGGTCGTACAAGGACGACCACCTGTCGTGCGTCGGTCATATCTACTGCGATCACCGCGACGTCGGCGAGGGCGGGTTCTACGTGAAAATGTCGAGCTTCTCACGCGGCGTCGATTACGACAACAACAGGTTCGTACTGACCAAGGAGAAGTAACAGTGGCGATTAAAGGCGACGGCGGTTCAGACAAACAACTCGTAGTGTACGCGCCGGGTGAATGGGTGAACTTGGGCGACGGCGAGCGCCTGGCGCGCGTCCTAACCGTGATGATTGACGAGACCGGCCTCGACAGTTACGAAGTCGTCTGGTGGCGGGACGGCAACCGGTTCACGGCCAAGGTCGCGCCCCACGAGGTCACTTCGGTGGTGCTCTCGTCGCGGACCACGAAACGCATTACAATAGGGTTCCATGATGGTAACTAAATACAAGTCGGTTCGGTACCAGTTCGGCTGCGACCGACCCGCGCCCGCGGCCGGCGAAATGCAAGTGATCGTGAAGGGCGGCGAACCCTACGCCGTGGACTTCGTTTGTCCGTGTGGGTGTGGTAACTCGTGCTACACGCCCCTCGTGACCGACCAGCATCCGCGTGTCGAAGGCATTCACCGATGGAGCTACGCCGAGGGCGACGCCGGCCCGACCCTCGCGCCGTCGATTCGATGGACCGGCGAGTGTAAGGCACACTTCACGATCACTAACGGGGAAGCCGTGTTTCATTCGGACACGGGTAAGTAGCCATGGCCACAGCAGTACCGGTCACCGTCATCGTGTACCCGCCCGAACACATATCCATCGGCTCGGTGTTCACGGGCCCACGCGACGGCGAACCGGTAATGATCCTCTCCAACGACGATTGTAAAGAACCATACAAGATCGTCTTAACGAGAGCAGTTGCTGAACGGTTCCGCGAAGCCATCGACGAGTTCCTACGGGAGACAACATGAACGAACCATCACCTTACAGCGTGTGGAAACATCGCAAGGGCGGGCTGTACGTCGTGATCGGCGTAGCCACTTGCTCGACCAACGGTGACCGGGACGGTGTCGAGAAATCGGTCGTGTACCATTCCGTCCATTACGACAAGCTCCGCTACCGCGAACTATCCGAGTTCCTGGACGGCCGATTCACGCAGGTCACGGACGGCATATAGCATCGCGCAGACCACACCATACTCGTCTATTCCTCCCAGAGATCGCTAATGCGTGTACTGATAGCCTGTGAGTTTTCCGGGACCGTTAGAGACGCCTTCCGGAGCAGGGGTCATCTCGCTTACAGCTGCGATCTGAGGATGGGCTGGGGGAACGCCGACGCCAGGGGCTTACATTTCCGACGCGACGTGACGCCCCTGCTGGGTATGGAATGGGATCTGGTTATAGCCCATCCCCCGTGCACGTACCTCACCAATAGCGGCGTGCAGTATCTAAAGCGACCGGGCAGACGGGATAGCATGATAGAGGCTACGGAACTGTTCCTGAAGTGTCTCGCCGCGAACGCGCCGAGGGTATGCGTTGAAAACCCGTTGATGTGCGGGGCAGCCATGAACATAGTCGGCAGACCGACGCAAACCATTCAGCCCTACCAGTTCGGCCACCGCGAAAAGAAATCGACCTGTCTCTGGCTAAAGGGCCTCCCCAAACTGGAACCGACCGAGTTCGTTCCGCCGCCCTACGACGACACACTGAGGTGCTTGCCGCCCTCGCCCGAAAGGGGCCTGTTACGGTCCGTCACATTCAGCGGTATCGCCGAAGCCATGGCAGACCAGTGGGGCACGTTGTAATGGCCGACCGTAACAACTTCACCTACATTGTCGACCCGCTCCGCTTCCAGCGGATCATGTGGCCGCATATTCAGTTCTACGACCGAGAGCGTGAACTGATATACTCCGTGCAGGACAACCGCGACACGGTCTGCGTGGCCGGTAACATGCTAGGGAAGGACTTCACTGCTGCCTTCATAGCACTGTGGTTCTTCCTGACCCGCTACCCGTGCCGTGTGATAACGACGTCGGTGGACGAAATGCAGCTGAACGGCGTCCTCTGGGGGGAAATACGGAACCTGATTCAAAGCGCCCGGTTCCCGCTGGAGGCGAGCAAGGGCGGGCCACTGTTGGTTAATGATCTGGAAATCCGCCGCGTGTACACGAACGGACCGCTCAAGGGTAAACTCCATCCCAAGAGCTACCTGCGGGGCCGGGTCGCGAAGAAGGGCGAAGGCTTACTGGGTCACCATGTGCCCGAAGTGCCGGGCGAGTTCCCGCCGGTCCCACGCACGCTATTCATTGCTGACGAAGCGTCCGGCGTCGACGACGTAGGTTGGGACGCAGCGGATTCATGGGCACATCGCCGCCTCGCCATCGGCAACCCGTTCCCGTGTGAGAACTTCTTTCACCGCGCCGTCGAGGGCGGTTCGCGGGAGGACGGCACGAAGGAGAAGCCGGGCGACGTCGAGCGACCGACCGATGACCCGCGTCCGGGTAAACTACGTAAAGTGATTACGATCACTGCCGAGGATTCGCCGAACGTGAAGTACGCCCGTGCCCAGATCGCCGCCGGTATGAAGCCGACCGGTGAGGTGATCGTGCCGGGGGTTATGCCGTGGTTCGTGTACCAGGAGAGGCTGAAGACCTGGCCCCTCATCCGCCAGTCGATTGGGCTACACGCCAAGTTCTGGAAGGGGGCCGACGTCCTGCTGTATCCCCCGCACTGGACACTCAAGGCCGAAGAATGGGCCGACTGGATTGACGATCAAGTGAAGCGCGGCCTGATCCGTCGCGCCGCGGAAGGCATGGGCGTGGACCCGGCGGAAGGCGGCGACTACACGGTATGGACAATCGTCGACCGGTACGGCGTGATGAAACAGTTGTCGCATAAGACGCCCAACACTGCCGTGATCCCGTCTATGACCATAGCCATGATGAGGGAGTTCGACCTCGCGCCGGAACTGGTCTGCTTCGACCGTGGGAACGGCCTGCAGCACGCCGACGCACTCCGCGAGAAGGGCTACGGCGTCCGCACCGTGGCGTTCGGCGAACCGATAGCGACCGACCCGAAGCGGAGCAAGTCGACACTGAGTGAGCGCCTCGGCATCCGCGAGCAGCGGTACTCGTTCAAGAACCGTCGGGCACAGTTGTACGGAACCATTCGCGAACTGATCGACCCGTCGCGGCTAGAGGCTGCCGCCGCGCTCACGGCATACGAGACGATGAAGGAAAAGCGGTACAGTGAGGACGGCGTGGAACTGGACCGTGTCTCAATGGCGTACCGCGCCACGGAGATCGCCGAGAACACAGTGTCGCCGACCCTCGGAGGGACACAACTCCACGGGTTCGGCATTGGCCGTGAGTACGGCGAACTCCACCGTCAAATGTCGCCCATACCGCTGAAGATCGACGCCGAGGGCCGCACCTACATGATCCCGAAAGATAAGCCCAACCCGAACTACAAGGGGCAGACGCTCAAGTCGCTCCTCGGTCGCTCGCCCGACGAACTCGACTCGCTCGCCTTAGCGATTCATGCCATGCTCGAACGCCCGTCCAACGCAGGGTACGCCGGCGGGTTCTAACTAGGAGATTCGGATGAACGAAGAAATGATTGACGAGAAGTTGCTCCGCGTGAAGCGCGTCCGCGTCGGCGCGCGAGAAATGCTAACCATGATTCGCGATTCGCGCAACTGCTCTTGCTTGTACGTGCCTGCTGGTGGCTCGGAGATTCCCGCCGACGCCCATGTCGTGTCCGTCAACGCCAGTTGGGAAAGCTGCTCGTTCGAGTTGCTCATTTACCATCCGTCGTTCCCGGTACTGAAACCATTAGAGACGCCGCCGCTCCTCGATTCACAGTTAATATTCGAGGGCGTCCGGCTAGAACGCCGCCGCGAGACGTTCTTCACTCGTCTCGGTCTCGACTTCCCATTGCCAATCCACCACGCCCCGTTCAACTTCGATCTGAAGACGCTTCGCGCCAGTGGCCCGCCCATCGTCAAGTCCCCTTGTACTCTCGTCGACAACTTCGGGAAGCGGTACGAAGTGAAAGACATGAAGCCGGACGACATTCACTATGCCGTACTCAAGATGCGGGAGGAGGTCGAGAAGGTTCACGTAGGGCACGAGGGCGTAGTATGTAGCGAGTACCCACCTCTCGAATGGGACTTAGACAAAGCCAAGCAAATCACTATCAAAGGCTTCGCGGTCCCGCCGGACGTGCTCATGGGCGTCGAAAGGGGCGAACCAGCAGCCGAACAGGACAAACGAGTCGAAACTGTTAGCGGCGGGTCAGTTAATGGCTACGTCAACATGCCGAACCGAGAGAGCATACCAACTCCGGCACCGGTTAATTCCTCCCAGGAGACTCCGTTCCATTACGCAAAGGGCGAAGTCAATCAGACCGCCTCGGACACGCCGCCCACCACGTTACTGATCGTGGACGAACCATTCATCCGTATCGAGCGTAAGAGTTGAGCGAGAAAGGATTTAGGGAAAACGCGATAAAGCAAAATCTCGTATTATACCGTCTCGTTCAGTTTTTATCCGCCTGTGAAAAACCCGCCTATCGCCCACTACGGGCGAGGGCTGTACGGAGACGGCTACCATGGTGCCTATGTCTGAGTTCGCCCGGTCGATTTACCTCAGCAAATACTCCCACAGTATCAACACGAACATGAAGGAGGAATGGCCCGACACGGCCCGGAGAGTGGCTCACAGCGTCATGGACGGGTACGCGCCCGAGGCGACGCATAAAGTCGTCGGCTACATACAAGACCGCATGTTCATGCCCGGTGGTCGCTACCTGTACTCGTCGGGCCGACCCTACCCGCAAGTCAACAACTGCTTCCTGTTTCGCGCCGAAGACTCCCGCGAGGGCTGGGCAGACTTGATGCATAAGGTGACGTCGGCGTTAATGACCGGCGGCGGCGTCGGCTGCGTGTACTCCGGTCTGCGGCACGAGGGCGCGTACATTCGCGGCATGGGTGGCACTTCGACCGGCCCATTGTCGCTCATGCAGATGGTCAACGAAGCCGGTCGCCACATTATGCAAGGCGGGTCGCGGCGTGCGGCGATCTGGGCCGGCCTGCACTGGGCTCACCCAGACGTTTTCAAGTACGTTGGCATGAAGAATTGGGCTGAAGTGTATAAGCGGGAGAAGGCGAAGAACTTCCTGTTCCCGGCGCCAATGGACGGCACCAACATCTCCGTCGGACTGGACCGCGACTTCTTCGCCGCCATGGCCGACCCGAACTGGAGAAAGGTCTACCGTCATTGGGCCGGCGAACACGTCGTCACGCATGAATGGGCCTGTAAGGTCTACTGGCTAGTGGTCCGACAGATGTGCGAGACCGCCGAACCGGGCTTCTCGGTCGACATGATGGACCCCGACCTCCACGGCCACCTCAGTGACCTCCGAAACGCCTGTACGGAGGTCGACAGCCACGACGACTCCGACTGCTGTAACCTCGGTTCGATCAACATGGCACGGTTCTCCACGATTGAACAGTTCGCCGACGCGATACCCGACCTGGTGCTGTTCTTACTTTGCGGGACATTGTACAGCAAGATGCCGACGGACAGGATGGCTGTCGTCCGCGAGAAGAACCGCCGGATTGGACTGGGGTTAATGGGCGTGCACGAATGGCTCCTCGCGCGCGGCTACCGGTACGGCGACATGAGCGAACTGGGTAAGTGGATGACGGTGTACGAGACCCTCACGCGAAAAGCCGCCGACGACTTCGCCGACAAGTTCGGCATCGCCCGCCCGGTCGCTTGTCGGTCCATCGCGCCGACCGGGACCATCTCAATCGTCGCCGAAACCACCAGCGGCATCGAACCGATCTACGCCGTGGCCTACAAGCGCCGGTACTTACGGGACGGCAACAAGTCGGTCTACCAGTACGTGATCGACGCGACCGCAGCCAGGATCATCAACGACAAGAAGACCGACCCGGCACTCATCGAGGACGCCTACGAACTCGCAGAGGACGTCGAGCGCCGCATCAAGTTCCAGTCCGACATGCAATCCTACGTCGACCAGGGCATCGCCTCGACGATCAACATTCCGAAGTGGGGCAGCTCGGTGAACAATGAGGGCACGATTAAGTCGTTCGGTGATAAACTCCTTAAGTACCTGCCGACACTGAGGGGCATTACCGCCTACCCGGACGAATGTCGCGGCGGTCAACCCCTCAACCGTGTGAGTTGGAAGGAAGCAGTCCAGCGCATCGGCGAGGAGATCGAAGAAACCTACGAGCCGTCCGACATGGCCAAGCCCGACGACTGTAAAGCAGGCATATGTGCCTCATAGCTGACGACTAACCAAGGAGCTAGAATGAGCGACGGTAGCAACATGACGTTCCTCGAAGACCCGCCGAGTGACGTCGAACTCGCGGCGGTCCTCGAAGCCGCCAGGTACGGTCGGCTGAATGAGAAGGCAATCAACGTGTTTCGGCGGCTCGCGTTCCAGCGCGACCGCCTCTTGTCGGACGTCGCCTCTCTCAAGGAGGCCAATAAGAAACTATCTGAGGAGAAGAAGCAACTCGAACGGTACAAGGACGACAAGAAGCCGATGTTTTAATTCAACCCTAGTTGGGTCTAGCCGCCCGTACTACGATACGGGTTCGCCCACTCAACTCAAAAGGTGATATCATGGCGAAGGGCGACACGACGGACGAATCAATCGCCGACCGATTGATAGCCGGCAAGGTGCTACCGAGGTGTGTCTTCACTCACAAGGGCATGACGGTCCACGAGTACCTCGTGCCGTGGGACGGCGGGCGGTCGAAGGTGATTTGGGTCCGCGACGGGCACGTAGACAAGATGGTCGTGGGTGGAAAATACTACCCCCTATTCCAGCACGACGTCGAACCGGGTACGAGCGAGCAGGCCGCCATCGAAGCGGTCCGTGCCATGTTCGAGGCGTACTACGCCGAAGACGTCGCGGTATGGCAGTCGGTCGAAGACGCCGCGAAACGGGGCGCGGCCGGGTTAAACCCGAAGCCGATGTGATCAAGGTTAAACCCGGTTTCTGGCACGCCGTTCGTTCGTAGCGGCACGATCTCCCCTAAGCGAAAGGTAGACATGTCCGAAGGAAACGGCACGGCTAACGCGACCGGTAGTGCGTACCCGGAAATGCCGGCCGACTACTCGCCCCGGTTCGCGCCCAATTTCGAGAGCATGAACGACGCCCAGTTACGGCACCTCGTCGTCAATATTCAGTCACGCCAGGACTGGCTGATTAACGCGCTGTCCGACAAGTCGCGGAACCTGTACTCGGCGTGTCGTGTCGACGAACCGCATACCGTGACGCCGCAAAAGTACATGGAGATGTTCCAGTACAACCCGGTCGGCGGGCGGGTCGTCGAGGTACTGCCGAAGGAGTCATGGCAGGTGTGTCCGTGCGTGTACGAGAAGGAATCGGGCAAGGCGACGACGCCGTTCGAGAAGGACTGGAAGGCACTATCGAAACAGCTCCTCTCCAACGGCATCCCGTCGCACTACAATGACGACGACGCCACGGCCATATGGGAACCATTAACCCGCGCCGACATTATGAGCGGCATCGGTCAGTTTGGTCTGGTCCTCCTCGGTCTCGCCGACGGTGCCGCCGACCTCCTCCAGCCCGCCAAGCCTAGGAAGGGGCAGAAACTCAACTTCCTACAGGTGTACTCCGACTACGAATGCAAGATTAGTAAGTACGACACTGACCCGACGTCGCCCCGGTACGGGCGGCCACTGTCGTACCAGGTGACGAGTGCCGGCGACGCTAGAGGACAGGTTCGAGTCGACGTCCGGCGTCCTCCCGCCCAACTCTACGTCCGAGATCCACTGGACGCGCGTCATCCACGTCGCCGATATTCATCACCAGCCGTCGTCGATAGACTTCCTCGCCGTCCCACGCCAGAGGCCAGTGTGGTACCCGCTCGAAGGCCTGATGAAGCTGCTCCTCTCCAGCCCTGAGATGTACTGGAAGGGCGCGTTCGCCGGCATCGCGCTGAAAACGCAATCCCAGGCGGCAGAAATCCCCGTCGACAAGGCCGCAGTCCGTCAGATGATGTGGAAGTACGAGAACGACCTCCAGCGATGGATCGCGCTCCAGAACATGGACGCCACCTCGCTCCCGACCCAGGTGGTTGACCCGTCCCCGCAGATCGACAAGATGATCGAGACCATTTGTATCAAGATGGGCATGCCCGTCCGCATCTTCAAAGGTTCGGAGCGCGGCGAACTCGCCTCGAACCAAGACGACAAGGCATGGAACGACCGGCTGAGTGAGCGACAAGACAACTACATCACTCCCCGCATCGTCATCCCGTTCGTGGACCGCCTGATCTACCTGGGCGTCCTCTCGGAACCGGCCGACGGTTACAAGGTCGAATGGCCCGACCTCACGAGCAAGAGCGACCAAGAGAAGGCACAGGCAGCACTCACGATAACCCAAGGCCTGACCGCGTACTCGACCGGCGGCTTGCAGCAATACATCACGCCGCTCGACTACTGGACGCTCGTGCAACAGTTCGACATGGAGGAGGCGAAGTCCATCGTCGACAACGCGGACAAGGCGAACGCCCAGGCCCAGGCCGAAGAACAAGCACAAGCGGTGGTATCCCAACAAGTGGACGCCAACGGCAACCCCATCGGCCCCGACGCCTCCCAACCCAACCCATCACAACAAGGGTCGGTAGGTTCTTCCCAGGGAAGCGCGGCCGCGTCCGACGCCGCAGCTTCCGGCCAGTTGGGAGGTAAGTGAGTATGCGTAAACGTCTTATGCGGGGCGCGTCACGTTTACCGCCCGCTAAGCTCGCGATCACTTCGGCGACGGCAGCCAACCTCGACCCGACCCGCACTATCTCGCTCCGGAACGCGCTTGTGGCGTTCGCCGGTAAGCGGTACAACCTCCTAGCCGCCGAGATCAAGCAACTCGTCGTTTCAGCCGACGCATTCGGCCTGAAGCCGGCACCGAACCCGTTCACAACGAACGCATGGCAGTTCTCGTCGCTCGCCGACAAGGTGAGTGGGTTCCTCGACTGGGTGAAAACCAAGATTAAGACGCTCGTGAGTGGCCCGACCGAGAAGGCGTCTTGGCTCGATTACGTGAAGCAAGCGTACCTGAAGGGCGTCGGTAAAGCGTTCGGCGACGTCCGTGCCGCGGACAAGGCCCAAGGTAAGGAAATCGACCAGGCCAAGGACGAGTTCTTGAAACAGTCGTTCGGTCTAAAGACGCCCGTCGAAAAGGTGAATTTCCTCGTCACGCGGACGTTCACTCACCTCGACGGGATTAACGAACAGATGTCGACCGATCTGGCGCGCGTCCTCGCCGACGGGTTGACTGCCGGCAGTTCGCCCGACGAAATCGCACGCCAGATGGTGAAGCAGATCGGACTAACGAAGACCCGCGCCGTCGTGATCGCCCGCACCGAGATCATCCGGGCACATGCCGAGGGTCAGTTGGACGCTTTCGACCGCATGGGCATCGAGACGGTCGGCGTCGCAGTCGAATGGACGACGGCTCACGACGGTCGCGTATGCCCTCTGTGTGCCCCGTTAGGCGGCGTCGTTCTAACGGTGGCCGAAGCACGCGGCAAGATTCCCCGTCACCCGCGCTGTCGTTGTGCCTGGGTGCCGAATCTGGGTCAGACGGGTAAAGGGACCAAGGACACGAAAGGTAAGATCGTCAGCGCGTTCATAAAGTCCGACAAGGCCGGCGGCGACGAATTCTTTGTGAACACGCCGGTGGCCGTCGCCCGCCCCGACGGGCCGCTCGTCAACCAAGCCCACGAACAATGTACCTGCCCAGTGGAGGGAATCGACCTCATGTTACGCGACTTCATGCCGACCCAAGACAATGCTAACGGTGACCGCAAGTTCGTCACCGGCCTAAACACCTTCGCGCCCGAACAGCCGTCTAACGTGCCAATCAATAACCTCCTCAGTGCGGCACTCGGCACCATCGACGCTTTCATTATCAACAATAACCCAAAGGGCTGCAACCAGTTCAGTGGGCCGGGTTGCACCTTCGCTCATCATGACCCGAAGACCTACGGCGAACTGAAGCCGGGGGACAAGTACACGGGTGCATCGGGTAAAGTGAAAGAGGTCGCGTCCGTGTCCCATACCCAAGCCGGGTTCGTCCATATCACTTTCAAGGGCGAGTCGGGCACTGCGACGATTCACGCCGGGCTACCTCTACCGAACCCCGTCCACGGGTCACCGTCTCACGCGCCGACCGCTCATCCGCCGTCCGGACCGCCCGCCGTTAGTCATCCGCCCGTGTCGCCGCCGCCGACGCCTACCCCACCGGTCCATTCGCCCCCGGTTACGTCCCCGTCCCATTCGGGCGGCACGCATGACTTGAGCTCGGCGTCCGGTCTAGTTGCTCACCTCAAGGCCAGTGGTGCTGCGTTCACCGAACTGGACCTCCATAAAATCGCCCTGCTGAACCCGAACGGCATTCAGGACGGCAAGTTCAAAGCCCCGACAATCCCAGTGGGTAAGGAGAACGCGAAGCAGCTGGAGAAGCTGGGTAAGGTACTCCCAGCGGGCACGAAGATCACCGGCAAGTACGTCACGAAGAAAGACATCACGCCGGAAGCGATTGCGGCCGTAGCGGGCCACAGTGCGGTCGTCACGTCGGTGAAGAAGGCCGCGCCGCCGCTCCCGCCGACCGCGACCGAACACAATAGCCCGGTCGGTCAGACGGCGGCGACGATGCCCAAGCCGAACCTACATGACCTCCCGTTCCCGCCGGGTTCGACGGCCACGACGCAGTCCGCCCCCAAGAACGAGCACGGTCATCACGTCCTCGGTGACGCTGCTAAACTTGCCCACGTTACCCCTGAAGCTAAGAAAGCCATTCACGCGATAGAGGCAGATTTCCATAGCATGCCGGTAGGCAATAGCAAGACCGACGACATAGCCAAGCACCTAACGAACCTGAGCCCCGACCAAATCAAGAGCGTGGCGGCGTATTTCGGTGCCAACTTAAATCTGGCCAATGATCTCAGTCACGTAACCGGCAGGCTGCAAGCGGCGTCACGCATCAATATTAAAGCGAACGGCAACAGTAACCACGCTAAGACCCATGACAACCAAGTCATACACGGGAGTAAATCGCCCTCGGAACTACCGACAATTCACAATTCGCCGACCGCTCACGTGCTCGACCCGAACGCCGGCCAGTACGACACGAAGTCAACATTGGCGTTCGAGGCACAAAACCCCCACATCAAAGCGGTACACGCGAAAGACGACGCGGTGACGGGTGAGCCGAACTCGAAGTTACCGGACCATACGCGACCGCCCGTGGCCGACGAACGGACCGCCTCCCATATCAATAATTACACCTGGGGCTACGACGGGCCAATGAACGAGTCGCTCCGGAACACCGACAAGCCGCCTAAAGGCAAGTTCGGTGGTGCGGGGAGTAAGCCGAATAAGAACGGTCCGGACATGTACAACGACTTACAGAAGCAGTTCGCTGCAGCCAAGCCGTTCGGCCCGCCCCCAATTCAGGTGAAGCGGGGCATTAGCGTGGACGAGGCGACGCTGAAGCGACTCCAAAGTGCAGCACAAGCGTCGATAGACGGTAAGACCGCCGCGACGATGCCGGGGTTCACCTCGACGTCCACTGATAAAGCATTCAACGGCAACGTCCAGTTCGTGATCCAAGCCATACACGGTCTCGACGTCCGCCCGTACTCGCACTTTCCCACCGAGACGGAGCTATTGATCAACCATAACGCCCAGTACCAAGTCACTAAGGTGGAAAAGGTCGGCGACAAGCTCCACATACATATGAACCAACTCACGGGCGGCCTGTCCCCCAAAACAGGCATCGAACTCAAGTGATACTAGTTCCCCTCAGGAGACTATACCATGGCTACCCCGAACATCCTCCCGACCGACGACCTGTTCACCGCCCAACAGAAGGCCGGCGGGAAGCTCGCACTCGCCGACATGGGCGCACCGCAAGCGGACACCGAGGGCGAGGCCAATGCGTGGATTGAAGCCATGCTTACTGGCGACCCGATACTGGCGCCCGACGAGACGGAAGTGAGTTACGAAATCACCGCCACAGGAGAAGACTATGAAGCACAAGCCTCAAGTTAATGACCACCCCGACGCGGACCTCCTGAGGGGAATTACCCTCACGAAGATGCAAGCCAAGCTCGTTCGCGTGCTGTCGGACGGCCGGCCCCACGAGTCGACCGAGCTACTGAAATGCATCGACGAACTGGCGGACAATAGTCACCTGATTAAGCACATGTTCGAGATCAGGAAGAAGCTCCGGACCATCGGCCACGAACTCTTGTCGACCCGGATAAATAGGAAGCTCCACTACCAGCACGTCGTGAATCTTATGACCCATAAGGAGGCGGTCGAATCTTAAGCGTCTTTGTTTCCCCGCACGTCTAGAAGTCAACTCTTTCACTCCACTAAGGTAACTCGCGGATAGCAACAAACTACTGCGAGTTACCGGCGTGGAATCCCTCCTGATTCTCAACGGCATACACACTGTCACTTCCGTGAAGCGGAACGGGCGTGAGTACCTCGTTGCCAACGCCACTCTCATTGTGCCCGGCGTACTGCCCGGCTCGAACGGCCCGCTGTACTACCCCGAAGACGAGGTGAAGCGCGACGTCTCACAGTGGAATGACGTCCCCATTACCGTCGGTCATCCCGTCCGTAACGGCTTTCACGTCTCCGGGCGAGACCCGGACATCGACGTAATTGGCCGCCTCCACCGTAGCACCTACGACGGTCGGCTACGTGCCGAAGCATGGTTCGACGTCGAGGCCACTAATCAAGTCGAGCCACGCATAATCGACTACCTCCGCAATAAGAAACCGTTCGGGCTGTCGACCGGACTATTCACTACCAACCAGCCAGCTCCGGCCGGCGCGAACCATAACGGCCGGTCCTACGTCGCCACGGCGCGGAACTACAAGGCCGATCACTTGGCGGTGCTCCTCGACTCGCCGGGCGCGTGCACGATCAAGGACGGCTGCGGGTTCCTCGTGAACCAGCTCCTCCCGACGTTGAACACTCCCGTCGACCCGGTGCCGTTGGAGAGCGTCACGCTCAACGAGGGCATTCACGTCGAAGTGTCGGGCGGTCCCGGCTTCATCGCCGAACTCGCCGGTCTCGTCGAGGTGCTCAATAAGGCTCACCCGTCCGGCATGCTCGACATGACCCCCGACAAGGCATGTAAGATCATGAAGGACGGCATGGTCAACGGTCATAAACTCACCAAGCGTCAAATGGGCATGTTCGGCGCGATGTGCGGAACCAAGCCCACCACGAACACCGACCAGTCCCCCGTCCCGTCCGTCACAGGAGATACCATGATTCCGCTTACCGCCGAACAACGTGCGGCGATGGTCAACCAACTCGTAACCAACTGCGGTTGCAACGTCGTCCCCGACGACGCGCCGTGGAAGGGCCGCACCCAGACCGAACTCGAAAAGCTCACCGACAACGACCTGAGGGCAATGGACTTCGCACGCCGCCAGATCGCCGCCAACGCCGGCATGACGAGCTTCGTCGACGGCTACGGCAACCAACACACCTACGACCGAACTACGAACACCTGGAAGACCACGCCCAAAATTCCTACCCCGACCCAACCGGTAGCCGTGCCCACCAATAACACTCAAACTCAACCCGCCCCGGCCCAGACGCCCGCGCCGACAGGGACGCTGTCGCCCGACCAGTGGCTGCAGCAGATGCCCGAAGCGCTCCGCCCGGTGTGGAACTCGGCGGTCCAGGTCCACCAGAACGAGAAGAACCAAGTTATCGGCCAGCTCGTCGCCAATATGGCTGCGGGCGAGCAGCGCGACAAGGCGGTTCAGTTCCTCACGGCGAAGCCGATTGAAGAACTTCAGATGATGCTCTCGCTGATGCCGACCGCTACCGGCAACCCGAACCAGCCGACTACCGTGCTCAACCCGTTCACCGCGCCGACCAACAACTTCTTCGGTGCCGCCGGAACGTACCCGACGCCAGTGATTAACGAGGCACCGCTGGAAGACGCCAAGTGGGACTTCGCGCCACAAAAGAAGTGACCCCGGCGCGGCACCGACATTAGCCGAGACTCGCCCCTGTCGCCCACAACCCTTACACGGATCATCCTATGCCCTCCATTTCGGGCCACTCCAAGATCGTCCTTCGTGGCGACAACGGCCGCGACGAAGAAGTCATCCTGTCTGGGGCATGCAAGCCCGGTCAGAACTTGAAGCGCACCACAGCCGTCCGCGTCATGGAAGTGGACACCGCAGCGGTCGGCGCGTCCGCCGCCACTGGTGGTTCGGGCGGTCCCACGGGCGGCGCACCCGACCTAATGATTGCCAAAGAACAATCCCTCACCGGTCTGGGCATCGACGACGCGCTGACGCCGGGCGAACAGATCGGCGTCTACATACCCGGCAAGGGCGACGTCGTACTGGTACTCGCCCTCCTCGGTGAAGACATCGACAAGGAAGAGGGCATCAGCTTCAATACGGCGGGCAAGGCGATTGCCGCCACGACCGGCCTGGTCGGTAAGTCCCTCGACGACACCGGCGGCGTACTCGCGGCGGACACCCTCATCCGCATGATCGTGATCTGAGCCGTCCGACCGTCCACGTTAATTCACCCCGCACCTTCGCCCCCATTTAGGAACTGCTCATGCCTGTTGACTCCCTGATGAATTTCGCCAACGGTCTGGGCGATTCCGCAGACCGGTTGATTGCGAACAACTTCGACATTGGCGTCCTGCGCCCCTGGATTGGTTCCGACGGGCGGAACTACGTCCAGCGGACGGAGTTCAACCCTAAAACCGGCAAGTTCGAGAAGCGCGTCATGGTGACGAACGCGCCGGCGACGCTGCCCCGGCTCGCATGGTACGAGTTCGACAACGCCGTGGTCAAGGCCCTCCAGAACCAGCTGAACCTGATCACTTCCATTCGCAGTCGAGGTCTGGTTTACAACATCCCGAACGCGATGGCCCACACGGTCCTCCAGTACCAAAAGCAGTACGACACGACGCCAGCGACCATCGGCATGGACCCGATTCGCCGGGGCGAGAGCGACCGCCCGACGACCGACTACGCCAACTTCCCCTTGCCCATTGCGTGGAAAGACTTCGACTTCTCTGCGCGTGAGGTGCTCGTGTCGCGGAACGGTAACATGCCGTTCGACACCACCATGGCCGAACTGGCAGGCATCAAGGTCGCGGAAGAACTCGAAGGCCTCGGCGCGGGTGCCGTCGGCCCGTTCTCGTTCGGCGGCGGCACGATCTACGGGCTGATCAACTTCCCGCAGCGTGTCACGAAGACGGACATGGTTGTCCCGGACGGCACGAACAACCAGGCGATCATCAACGCCATCCTCGCAATCCGCCAGAGCCTGTTAAACAATAAGCACCGCGGCCCGTTCGTGTTCTACGTCAACAAGCAATGGTCCCAGTGGCTCGACGCCGACTTCAACCCGAACACGAACAACAGCACGACGCTCCGGCAGCGCATCCTCGCCATCGACGACATCAAGGACATCATCACCCTCGACCTCCTGCCGAACACGCAATACAACTGCGTTCTCCAGGAGACCCAAGTTCAGTCCGTCCGCGTCGTCGTCGGCATGGAAGTGCAAACCATTCAATGGGAGTCGCTCGGTGGCATGGCCAAGCACTACAAGGTCATGGCGATGCTTCTCACGCAGCTCCGCCCCGACACTGCGGGCAACAGCGGCACAGCCCACATGCGGACGGCGTAACACACATGGGCGGCTCTGGCGGTTCCTACGACCGATACGCTGTGCCGGCGTCCCAGAGCCGCCCGCCTCATGAATCGCCCGTCCACACCTCCCACAGGAGACCGTCATGGCTTTTTGGATCAAGCTCACAGCCGGGGGACACGTCACCGGCACAGGGGTGAACGCCCGAACGTACACCAGTAGTGACCCGAATAATTCGGTGTTCGAGTCGGAAGAGAACCTGGCCGAAACGATGCCCGAACGGTGCCGGCCCGCGACCGAATCCGAGATCGCCAACGCCAAGAAGAACCTGAAGCAGCCGGCGAAGACGCTCCCGCCGAAGCCCATCGTTCAAACCGAGAAAGACATCGGGCCGAAGGGGGCAGCCCACTCCGACGAGGAAGAGACGCCCGACGAGGAAGTGACCGAGGAGGAAGCGGCACCGGCGAGTGACGGGCTGGAAGACATGACGGTGGCCGACCTCAAGAAGCTCGCCGACGCCGAAGAAATCGCCATCGACAGTCGCGCCAATAAGACCCAAATCATCGAAGCCATCCGCGCACACCGCAGTAGCACGGGCGAGGAGGGGAGCGAGTAACCTCACCGTCGCCCGGACGATCACCAGCCCAGACGGAGAGCGAGATGGACGGGGAAAACAACGGCACTCCATGGTGGGTAACTGCCCTAGTTTCGTCGGTCCTTCCGCTCGTCGGGGCAGCGGCGGTCGTATGGAGACTAGTGAGGAAGATTCGTGAACAGAACATCGTGATCGGCGCGGAGGCGTCCAGGGTCGACTTGAGCATTCGACAGGAGAAGAACCGGAGCGCGGCCACGGAAGCATGGGAGGTTGTGGACCGGCTGAATAAGGAGTTCGAGAAGCAGACCGCCAAGTTCAACGAGGTGGAGAAGAAGTGTGACGACGCCATAGCCGCCGCCGAGAGCCGCGAGCGGGACGCGGTGGTGAGGGCATCACGGTGTGAAACGGAACACTCGGCGACGCGCGCCATTCTCCGCGTGATTCTGGCCTGGGCCAAGAGCAAGAAGATGCCGATACCGGAGGGCCTGGAGGAGCAGATAAACGATCTGGTTCCCGGCGGTTCCGGTCTCCACCGTCCCATCTCGCCCCAAGCCAACGAGAGCGACCGTGACACCGACCACTAACCTGATCCTCCTCAACGTGCACCATGTTGACCCGATGATGGAGGCGGTGGATAAAATGTACCTCATGATGTGGATGTGGCTGGGGATGAAAGCCGCCCTACTCATAGTCCTCATCTACTTCGTGCTCCGCGTCCGTGCCCTAATGAACCGCATCTCGGTCCTCAGTGACAAGGTCGAGATGTCGGAAGCGAACGCCGACAATGACCGTGAGATCAGTAAGACGATCTTGGCGACCATTAAGGCATGGACCCAAGTCAACGACTCGACCAACGATACGACCCGCCGCGCGGTCGAATCGAACGCCGGCGACATTAAGACCGTCCTTGCCGCTCTTCCCGCAGTGGCGGCCGACGTGGTGGTAGCGAAGATCGAAGAAAAGGTGGCCAGCCCCGATTCGGGCATCCGTAAAATGCCGATCACGCCACCACCAACCAAGGCGGGGTAATTCCCCTCAGAGAACTTCACCCGACAACGCCATAAGGAGCTAACTCATGGCATTCCGCCTGTACTTTCTATCCACCGTACTCGGTCTCCTCGCTTCGGCGGACCAACGCGGCCCCGTCGAGAATGTGCCGGCTTCCAGCGGGTACTCGCTCCCCGCTCTCGGCGCGCCCGACGACCCCAAGCCGTCCGACCCGGTCCCACTCTCCGTCACCGGCATCAAGGAAGTACAACCTTACAAGCTCCAACGCCTGACCGTGGTCGGCGTCCCGTCCGGCTACACGATACTTTGGGACGTGTACCCGTTCGAGGGGCTGGACGAAGCCGCGCAAAAGAACAAGAGCACTTACGAATTCATTATCCCACCGGGCACCTACAAGGCCCGCGTCCGTGCCTTCAAGGGCGAAGACGTCCTCCAGGGCTGGTTCGAGTTCACGGTCAAGCCCGCCGTACCAGTCACACCCGTTGACCCGGTGACCCCGCCTGCACCCAACCCGGAAACGAAGTTCGGTCTGACCCAAACCAGTCGGGCCGGCGCGAAAGGTCATAAGGCGGCGGAACTGAAGGCGCTCGCCGGTTCGATTCGCGCCTTCGCGACCGCCGTCACCGCCGGGGGCCAGCCCGACCCGTCGAACTCGACAGCCACAGCGAAACTCGTGCTCGGTAACTGGGCGGATTCCAATGCGACCGCACTATCGGGCGCGGGCGGAACGACGAGCGACTGGAAGGCATGGGCCGACGCCGTCGCCACGCAGTTCTTCGCTCAGTACAACGCAGGTAAGATCAAGACGAAACAGGACTGGGTGGACGCCTTCAACGAGATCGCGGCCGGGCTCGAATAGCGTCGGTCGCGCACCGTACTCTCGTCGAAAAAGGTCCATCCGTTCGACACCGCTAACCGGAACCAACCTCCTGGGAGAAATGCCATGGCCGTGACCGTCACTTCGATTCAACAAATCAAAGTCGTCGAGACGCTACCCAACAATACCGGGTCGGCACCCGACGCCACGCGGCAAGTCACTCACACGGGGTTCGACCAAAGCAGGACGATGAATTCCGGTTCGTCGCCGCCAGCACAGCTATGTGCCCTATTCACCGCCGCGCTAGTGAGTGGTGCCTTGACCATTGACTTCCGCAACCTGACCGGGACCAACGGCGGCGTGGTTGACGGGAACGGCATGAAGGTCCAGGAGATTCGCGTCAAGAACCTCGGTGCGAACCCCCTCACGATAGTGCCGGGCGCGTCGAACGGGCTGAACCTGTTCGGCACGTCGGTCACCATCCCCGCCGGCTGTACCACGCACTGGGCGTTCAACAATAACGGTACCACCATCGACTCGACACATAAGACAATCGACCTGTCCGGGACCGCAGCGCAAACGTCCCAAGTGACAGTGATTCTCGGCTAACCGATAACTGACTCGCCCACGGCAAACCAAGGAGCTGAACGTGGCACTAGAGACAATCGACTTCTCCGCACTCCCCGCGAAGAACCGCATCGAGGCGGCGGCGCGGGAGAGTGCGCGCGGGACGGTGATCAACTTCGGCTACCTGAACACGGACCGCCGCACCAAGGCCCAGAACGAGTTCAAGGAAGCCGCCGAGCGCATGCTCCCCAAGTTCAACATCCGGGGGAAGTACACGCTCGACGCCCGCCGCTACAACCTTTGGAAGTACATTCGGAAGGCGCTCGGCGGGAAAGACCCGGCGTTCATCTGGCAGCAGACCGGCAGCTGCGTGGGTGCCGGTGGCGGCAACATGTCGATCATCGAGCAGGGCGTCGAGATCGCCCTGAAGGGCGCGGCAATCGAGTACCGCTGGCCCTGGTGGCTGTACACTTACGGGCGGTCGCGGTTCCGTGGCGGCATTCAGGGTTCCGGCGAAGGCTCGTTCGGAACGGCATGGCAACAGGCGGCGACGGGCGACGGGTTGTTTGAGCTCGACCCGGACGGCCAACCGGACCTGCCCGACCCGAAGATTCAAGGCGGCTGGGCGGTGCTGTCTGGCAACCTAGAAATGCAGTGGTCGGACGGCGCACAGATCGCCTCCAACTGGCTGGAGTTCGGGCAGAAGCGCCTGTTCCACACCGCGTCGCCCATCCGGTCGGCAGACGACGCCATTGCGAGTCTCGCCAACGGCTACCCACTGACCTGCGCGAGTAACTTCGGGTTCGCGCCGATGACACCGCCCGTCGCGGGTAAGTCGCCGAACCAAATCCGCCTCGTGTCCCGCTGGAACGCCACATGGGGCCATCAGATGTGGATTCACGAGTTCTGGGACCACCCGGACGTGGGCCCGGTGTTCGGCTGGGGTAACAACTGGGGCCCGGACGCACACGGTGAGCCCCCGTCAGACTACCCCGCCGGCTTGTTCTACGTGACCTACGACCTCACCAATAAGATTCTCGCTAACAGTGACACAGAAGCCTACGCCTTCTCACAGCACGACGGCTTCCCGGCGCGTGAGACGCTACTCGCAGCAGTAGACTTCTCGCCCTTAAAGGCGTGACGACCGGTTCGCCCGTACCAGTTCGCCCCTACAAGGAGTTAAGCATGCGTTTCATCGTGGTTTCCGCCCTAGCAGCCGGTATCGTATTAGGTCTATTCTCCTCAGAGAGCTTCGCGGCGGAACCGCTCCGTGCCGAAGACTTTCAAGCGATCAATAAGCGCCTGACCGACCTCGAACGCCGCGTCAGTGCCCTCGAAAGCAAGTCGGTAGGCGTAACGCCCTCACCTTCACCCTTCCCGCCGACTGGACCGGTTCAGCCCCAAGTATTCAATACGACGCCGTTCCAAGTCAGCCCTTACGCCGCTAACGGGGTGTTCGCCTCGGACGGTTCGTTCGTCGGGGACTCGTCCGGCGCGTGCGCAAACGGTCAGTGTGGAACGACCGGGTTCGGCGCACGCGGTGGGCCCGTCCGCCGCCTGTTCGGACGCTGCAAGTAAGTCGCCCGTTCGCCCGTCCCATCGCGACGACGAGGGAGTCATGACTACGCGGGCCGAAGTGATCGCCGACGTGACTGCGCTCGTTAACAGTCGGTACGGCGGCGACTGGCGTAAAGCGTTCGACGCGAAAGACGCCGACGGGGACGGGCGACTGAGCCGCAAGGAGATCGTCGCGCTACTCGCCGACGCCATGGACCTCAGCTTGCTGGACCGTTGGGCTGCCGCCACCGCAATCCTCCGTGAGATGGACGCTGATAGTGACGGCTGCGTCTCTTACCGCGAGTTTGAAGCCAAGATGAAGGCGTAACACGCCGACGTCCTTAGACCTCTCCCCCGTGTCCGCCCAGCGTCCAATACAGGCGGAGCGCGACGGCTGGCGCGGGGGAGATACCGAGTGTGTGACCAGCCTGTAGAACAAGGAGCCATTACCATGGCAGACAAAATCAAGGCATCCAAGCCGTGTCATGCGAAGGAACCGATGAAGGCGATGCTACCGAACATCGAGACGGCAGGGCACGTGATCGACGAAGTGATTGCCGGTGCCGAGCGGGTGCTCCCGACGCTGGAGAGCTTCGCCGCCGGGACCAGTAACAAGTACGACGACGCGGTGGTGAGTTTCTTGAAAGACCTCATCGCCGCTCACAAGGGCTAGTAACACGGCAGGCGTTACTAGGACGCTCGCCTCGTTCCTGTGGCGGGGCGGGCGTCTCTATACGATTCGGACCGTTCGACGGGGGGGGGACTGTCGACATGGCGAGGAACACTGATGCCGCCGTCCGTGAGATACTGGCACCGGGCGGCGATTACGACTTGCGCCGCAACCCGACGCTCCGGCCCTTCATCGCGTCGGCCAGCCGCATCGTCGACCGCCTAGTGGCAAAGGCGAACGTGAGGACGGACGTCGATCACGTCGAAGCCGCTGACGCCGCGCTCGTCGAGCTTTGGCTGGCCGCACACTTGTACAAGATGAGTGACCGACAGTTCAGCAACAAGTCGACATTGGGTGCGTCGGCCAGCTATGCCGGCAAGACCGGTATGGGTCTCGACTCTACTACCTACGGCCAAGTCGCGAAAAACATGGACCCGTCCGGGCTACTGGCGACAGTGATGAAAGAGGGCGCGGAGGAACCGGGGGGATTTTGGGCCGGGACGGATCAGATCGACGGTTCCCCTATGGCCACTTAGGAGCATCGTAGCGGCACGAGCGCGAGAGCCGTAGGTTCGTGGACTCCCTACGGTGTTCGTGCCGCTACGAGCGAATACGGTGCTAGAAATGCCTCCTATCGAAGACTCGGACTTGATTCATACGGCTATCCTTTGGCGGGCCACGGGCGTAGACGCCTACGGTAAGGCAACGGTAGCCGCGCCCGTCCAGGTCGACTGCCGCTGGATGCCTAAGCGGACCGCCGGTACGGGCGACGACGGTCAGAAGATCGCGATAGACGCTCAGGTCATCGTCGACACCGACGTGCCCGTGGATTCGATCATGATGAGGGGTTGCCTCGCCGACTACAACGGTTCGGCGGCAGACAACCAGTATATGAAAGTGGCGTCGGGGCAAGAGGCGAGTGACCTGCGGGGCATGTACGTTCGCCGCCAGCTCAATCTCACGCGACAAGGCGCGGCGCTACCGGCCGTGACACCGCCATGATGAAGGTCGTGTTCGAGAACTATTCCCGCCTCCGTGCGGTGATCGACGCGAAATACAAGGAGTCGCTCAAGAACAGCTGTTCAGTGATTGTCGGTTACACAGCATCCTACGCACTAAGAGTGCACGAAGACCTGAAAGCCGTCCACCCGAACGGCCAGGCCAAGTACCTGATCGAACCGGCGCACCGCCTCCAGCCCGAAGTGAGAAAGATCATACAAGAGGCACTGAGGCGGGGCGCGACCCTCGCACAGGCGATCTACGCCGGTGCCCTCCTGATCCAGCGCGAGAGTCAGTTGATCGTACCCGTTGACAGTGGTAACTTGCGCGGGTCGGCGATCACGCAGATCGAGAGGGACGCCAGTAATGTCTCAGTTACTTGAACATTCGCCGGCGGACGTGCTCAGGTACGCGCTAGTGGCGGCGGGCCTCGGCGTAATGCCCAACACGACGGGCAGCTGGCCGGTTTCGGTCGGTACTGAACCGAACAAGCCCGACCTCGTGATAACTTGTAAGGACACTCACGGACGGGTCGGAGGCCATTACGGGACTGGCGACCGCGACGAGTTCTACGGCGTCCAGCTAGTGCTCCGCGCCAACGATAAGCCGTCACTATGGGTTAAGCTGAACCAGCTGGCGAACGCCTTCGACACCGACCGGGCCCACTTTTACCGCGTGACGGTGACTCTCGGCGCGAAGACGTACCTGCTGGAGAACGTCACGCGGCGGGACAACGGCATCCCCATGGGCCCGGAGCGAGAATCCGCGCGTGAGACCGCCGTACTAAACGTCTGGCTCACGATCACACCTACCAACTAACGAGGACGTACCATGGCCGACCCGACGCCGACACCGATGGCCGACCGCATTCCCGGCGGCAACCGGTTCAAGAACGGCTACCGCCTCTTGATCGTGTTCGCCAATAACCCGACGCTCGCGCTGTGGGAGCGGGGCGTGATGCTATCGGGCGTGGACGCCGGCGACATGATCGACATCACCACTCAGCACAACAATGTCCTCCGACAAATGGCGTTCCGTGCTCTCAAGACGATCACGGACGCCTCGTTCGAGGCCGGGTTCGACCAGAACTACATGACCCAAATGTTGGCCCAGTGCGGCGTCAACACGTCGGTCACGGTCTACATGCCGACCGGGGACGGTGTGTGCTTCCACGGTGGTCTCAAGTCCATGGCACCGCCGTCCGTGTTCGACGGCGACTTCCCCGTGGCCACGTGCACGCTCTCGATCACCAATATCGACCCGGCGGACGGGTCGGAATCCGCACCCGTATTCGTCGCACACGCCTAACGGCTCGCCGCGCCTCGTTCGCCCCGTAGTCAACCAAGGAGCTAACCTGTGTCTGACTCAGTTATTCAAGTCCCCGACGCCGAAGAACCGGACGTGTTCACCACGGAGTTCTTCGACGTCGTCAACGGCTTCGACTTCGCCGACCTCCGGCCCGCCTCCGTCCCCGTCAACAACATCCCACGTGCCCCCAACCGTAAGTTCGTCTTGAAAGAGGCGTCCACCGAGGCGGCGCGCCGCTACCGGAACGCGGCGATGAAAGCCGCCAAGATGCAAGACGCGAAAGTGGTCGGCGTCGAGGGTCTGGCCGACGCCGACCCGCTCCTCGTCTCGTTATGTCTGTTCGAGATCAACGACAAGGTCACCGTCAACGGTCAGCCCCAGCTGGTCGCGACTTCACCCCAGCTGGTCGCGTCGCTCGAACACCGCGTCACGAAGCGCCTCGCCGAATGGGTGAGGTTCCATTCCGACTTGAAGGAGGAACCGCAGACGGAAGAGGCGCTGGAAAAGGAGATCGGCAAGCTGAACGAGCGGCTGGCGAAGCTCCGCGAAGACAACAACAAGCCCCTGGGGGAAACTACTGAGGGAAAAGAGCAGCTCAATGGGGAGGTCTGTTCGACCTAGCCGCCGAATCCGGGCGGCTCCTCCACGAGCTAATGGGCTGGGACGGGCCCATGACCTACCGCCAGTACGCCGCCCTCGACACCTGGCGGGACATGAAATGGGACATGCCGGACCGGGGCGACTTCTACATGATGCGCCTCATCCAGCTCTTCATCCAGTCCAACTCGAAGAAGGGCACGCGCGTCGACCTCGACAAGCAGCGACTCGTTTTCAACCGCGGCCGGCGGCGGGACGCTAAACAGCTCAGCGACGAGGAAGTGTCACGGGCGGCACTGGAAGGGTTCGCGGCCATGTTTGGCGGCCTCGACAAGATTCGCGGACTGCCGCGCAGGTACGGCGGGACGGCACCCGACGACCCGGACGAAAACCCGTTCGCCGACGAGCCGAACGAGAACGACTAACGCGGAAGGGAGGACGCCGTGAACGAGTTCGAGCTGGAGCGCATGATTGTTCGACTGCTCGGCGACGGCTCCTCACATACCGCAATGTGGAAGGAGGCACAGCAGATCGCGGCACAGGCCACGTCCAGTATCTCGTCGTCGGTCGCGCAGGCCAGTACGAACGTTACCACCTCGCTGTCGCAAATCGGTCAAACGGTCGTCGGGCTGGGCGCGCCGCTACTGGGGTTCGCCGGCGCGGTCCAGACCGCCTTCAACGCCGTCCGTAAAGCCGCAGACATGGAGGCTGTACAGACGGAGTTCGGCGTCCTCCTTCAGTCGGCGGCGGACGGCCAAAAGCTCGTCGGTATGCTCACCAACTTTGCGGCGACGACGCCCCTTAACATGGAGGGCGTGAGCCGTGCCGCGAAGCTCCTCCTCCAGTTCGACGTCGCCGCCGGCGATCTGATCCCGACCCTCCGCATGCTCGGCGACGTTGCGGGCGGTGACCAACAGCGTATGATGAGTATGGCCCTGGCGTTCGGGCAGATGAAAGCCGCCGGGCACCTAATGGGTCAAGACCTCATGCAAATGCGGTCAGCCGGGTTTAATCCCCTCCAGGAGATCGCCCGCACCACGGGCGTGAGCGTCGCCGACCTCACGAAGAAGATGGAGAAGGGCGGCATTAGTGTCGAGGACGTCACCAAGGCGTTCGAGTCGGCGACCAAGGAAGGCGGGCGGTTCCACAATGGCATGGAGGAGGCAAGTAAGACCGTCAAGGGCCTGTTTTCGACCATGCAGGACGACATTGACGCCTCCCTCCGCGAGATCGGCAAGTCGCTCATAGATAACCTCAACCTAAAGGACATGGTTAAGCAGGTGTCGTCGTTCGCCCAACAGACCACCGAGTGGATTCAGAACCTGTCGCCCCAGTTCATGAGTGCGGCTGCGGGCGTAATAGTGATGACCGGTGCCATAGGGCTATTGACGGTCGCGTTCTTCTCGCTGTCGTCGGCCGTCGGGCTAGTGTTCGGCGGCTTCAACATATTCTTCATGGCTGCTGTGGCCGGCCTGGTCGCACTGGTCGTCGCCGGGACGAACTTCATTCAGTCCATGGGCGGGATAACCAATACGTTCGCGTACCTGAAAACGGTCGGTGTTCAGGTCATCAACGTCCTCGATCTCATCCAGTACGGGTTCGTGGAACTGGGTAAGGAGCTGAAGGATTCCGGCGTAGGAGCTTGGCAGAATTTCGTCGCCCTATTGAACGAAACGGCAGTCGCCGTGAAGGAGTTCGTGGCGACCAACGGCGATCTGGTCGCGAACATCGTCGCCGCCACGGGCGCGGTCCTCGCCGGCATCGTCGTGTGGAACCTGTTTATTGCGACGCTCGGACTGGTCGAGACGGTCATGTCTGTCCTGGGTATTCAGCAGGTAATCAGTATCGGCTTATGGTTGCTTTGGAAGGGCGTGTTATTGACCGCGTCGGTAATCACCGGCATATTCTCGGCGGCGGTGTGGGGCGCGAACGCCGCCATGTCACTGTACGATCTGGTCGTGGCGGCGGGCGCGACGGCGACGGGCGGCTGGTCGGTAGTGGCCGTGGTCGCGAAAGTGGCGGCCTGGTTATTCAACGCCGCTCTCACCGCCATGAACGTGCTCCTCGCACCGGTGACGATCATTACCGCGACGCTCGCCCTAGCAGGTCTAGCTGCGGCGTTCGTCCTGGTCGCATCGGTCGTAGGGCTAATGGCGTCGGCCGCCTACGCCGCATACGTCGCAGTGGCGGCGGTCGGTCAGCTCATATCCCACATGGACCCCACGCCGCTGGAGATAATCGGCGGCATGATTAGCGAATGGGTGGGGCTGGTAAAGGAAGTGGCGGCGGCAGCGCAGACCGACCTCCCGCTGGCCTGGAAGCTCGCCCGCGCCGGTATGGAACTGGCCGTGTCGCAAATGCAAGACCTCTGGCCGCCCCTATGGGAGTTCATCAAGAACGGGTTCCGCGTCCTGGCCGACCTCGCCGGCTCACAGTTCGAGGCGGCGTTCCTGAAGGCCAGTGGTTCGTTCCTGGCGACGATGATCAAGAACCTCGACGTGCTCGGCGTGTTCGATGACACGGTTGCGCGGCTGAAAAAGGAGAGCGCGATAGCCGGCGACATGGCCATGAAACTGAACGTGAAGATCGCCGAACTACAAATGAAGCGCCTCACCGACGACTTCGACGTGTTCGAGAGCGACCGGACCAAGAAGGCACGCCAGGCGGTCGAGGACGTGCGTCAGGAGATCAAGGACAAGCCGTTCTTCTCCGGCGGCGGCGACTTCGGCCCTGCGGAGGACTTCGGCAAGAAGACCGGCGACGCCGTCAACAAGGGCCTGGGTAAGGAACTACATAAGTTCGACGCCGCACTGTACGGTTCCGCCGAAGCGTTCGCCCGCATCGCCGAGTTCCGCGACAAGATACTCGATCAGGCACCCAAGACGCCGTTCGTGCCGCCGCCCGCCAAGCCCGTCGGCGCTGCGGTCGGCAACCAGGTCGAAGCCAACCCGATTGATTTCGGCAAGTGGAAGGTCGACATGGGGAACGACCCGGCCACCGAGATACTGAACGAGATTTTGAAAGTGCTCAAGGCGGACAGAGCCGCCGTCGTCGAGATCGACCCTGCGGACCTGGAGACGTAATGGCAGCTCACATAAAGGGCCGCAGAACCCACAGCGTGTCGCGCGGCGACGACGGGAACCGCACGTACACTGTTGTATGGCTGATCGTCACCGACTCCCCGCTCGACGGGCCGACGGTCGTCCTCAGCTGCCCGGCACTCCCGCTCCCCGGTAGCGTCTGGAACTTCGACAACGACTACGACCCGTGGGCGTACTGTCTCCCGACGGCGAAGATCACCATACACGACGAGAAAGAGGGTGACCCGAACGTCTGGTGGAAGGTCGAACAGACGTTCTCGACCAAGCCCGTCAGCCCCCAGTCCCAGCGGTGCAACGACACGACCATACAAGACCCGCTCATGGAACCGCAGAAGGTGTCGGGCGGCTTCAAAGCGAGCAAGCGCGAAGCGACCGAAGACAGATTCAACGAGGCGGTGACGACGTCCTCCCGCGAACAGATTCGCGGCCCGCACAACGAATGGGACGTGAACGCCCCCAATCTCAAGATCGAGCAGAACGTCGCCGACCTCCAGTTGTCTCTCCTGGTCGCGCTCATCGACACCGTCAACACGTACCCAATATGGGGCTGCGCGCCGCGGACCGTGAAACTGTCGAACATCAGTTGGGAGAAGAAGTATTACGGCCAGTGCTTCTTCTACTACACGCGCACGTTCGAGTTCGAGATCAACCCGGACACTTGGGACCGTGACATCCTCGACGAGGGCAGTAAGGCCCTCCGGGGCCACTGGGACAAGGACACCGGCCACTGGGTGCTCGACCCGGTATGGATTGATCCGGGCACGCTCATGCCGGTGTATCCGGACGCACTCAACCCGAACCACTTCGACCGCTACAAGGACCGCAACGGCGAGAACTGTCGCGTGATCCTCGACGGCGCGGGCAGCCCGTTCGACCCGACACTGGACCGGACACTGGACTGCCCGACGTCGCCCGACGGCGCACCGGTCAGCTGGAACGTCAGCGGGTTCACGGGCGTAAGCGACCTACCCGTTTACCAGATCACCCATACGACGGTATGTCACTGGGAGTCGGTCACGGGGGGCGTCAGCGTCGTCCTCGACTACTCGGCACCGAACTGGGTGCTCAGTCACTCCAGCTACGGCGGCACCGGCTGGACGATGGACAACGACCACTGGCACGACATGGGCCCCAACGTAATGGTGAAGAGCGACCCGAACGCATTAGGGCCGGCAGAAATCGTCATCGAGCGCGTCGAGACCCAGCCAGGCAAGATCCACGTGGAGTTCTACAACGGTTCGGACTTCACGCTCCTAAACGTACCGCTGACCTTCTAACGGAGGCGACATGACTACTCCGCACATGCCTCAAGCCGTGCCCTCGCTACCGGCCCCCGGACTGAGGACGCCCGACAAAGGCTCTCTGAGGGGAATAAAGGGCGTCGGGACGCCCCAGGTCGAACCTCACAAGGCGCGGACCGCCGTCACCGGGCAGATATACCTTCAGCGTGCGTCGGCACATGATCCGAAAGTCGTCAACGAACGGTTCATGAGGCTCCATGCCGAAAATTCACCGCCCGACGAGATGGAAGTCACGCTCGACACGTGGTGGACCGGGTTCGACCTCTCACGAGTGCCCCGGCCCGGCCTGATCGTGATCGTCAACACCGGGACACCGCCGGCGACGAAACCGCCCGACCGAGCGTCGGAGTACGACTGGCCGGCGAACTCGGTCGAGATAGGTCTAGCGGTGGACGACACGACCCTCTACGGCTTCGGCGTCGTCCCACCCGGCGAATCGGCTCGCCTCACTCCTTTCCTCCAGGGAGAGGCTTCCCGGCTCCGGATTCGCGCCCGGAGCGGTTCGGTTCCCGTAATGATCGTTCTCTTTCCGGTTTAGTACAGTTTCTAGCACCGGAAATGCCCGGATTAGCGACTTTAGCGGTTAAACGTCTCTTTACACGGTTACGAACGAAAATGCCGTAGAAGCGAAATATGGCCAGTCTAATAACACTGTCGAAGTCGGACGTCGAAGTGCTCCGCGAACTAATCGCGTGGTATCGGGACGGTGGCGCGCCGACCGTGAACCGCGACGTGCGCGACCTCGACATCCTCGACCAGCCGGCCCCCGGCACCTATATTGCTCGCGTCCCGTCCGGCGGTCTCGCGGCGATGACCGGCGTAGTTCCGGGCGTCGCGTCGTGCCCGCTCTACCGGCTCCTCCCCGATACCGGTTCGGGCGCGGAACTAGAGGCGGTGTCGGGGAGCGAACAGACCGTCTACAACGCCACCAACGTCGCGTTCGCTGAGGACGACTGGATCGAGATTCACCGCGAACGGTTCGGTGCCTGGTTCGCTACCCCGGTCAGCTTCTCCAGCGGCCTGACGTCCCCGCTCACCACTAAGGGTGACGTATGGGTCTACTCGACCCTCAACACACGCTTACCCGTAGGCTCTAACGGTCAGGTTATCACAGCCGATTCGACGAACACCCTCGGTATGAAATGGGCCACGCCGACCACGTTCACCTCCCCGCTGTCAGCAAAGGGCGACATCTATATTCGGACGTCTACTATCGACTTTCGCCTGCCCGTAGGTACGAATGGGCAGATAATAACAGCAGACTCGACTCAATCTACTGGGCTGAAGTGGGTCGACAAGACGTACCCGGTAGCAAGCATAAATTCCACCTCACTGACGGTTGATACTTCAACCGGATTATTCATCACTAACCCGTCTGGGAGCGTGGCGCAAATCAACCTAACGGCAGCTAGCCGGACCGCTCCGGGCGTGCTAACTGCGATTTCGTCCGGTTTGGCTACGGCACAGTACATCGCCGCGCTTAAGGTGATACACGACCGGAACAACGACGGCGGTTGGTATTATACCCGTGCAGTAACGCCCAGTATATCCGATAACTCTATCGGGATGACTATCACGAACTTTTTGCGCCCGTTTGGGTCAGGGATAACCGATTGTCACGGTATCACAGCCTGGAATCCGGGCGGCACGAACAGCCTATCGCTGAACTTCGACATCGCCAACAACCGGGTCATACTCACGAAAGCTGCCAACACGACGGCACCCAAGTTCAGCATCTACCCTGGGGGCACTACTGACCCCGTTGACGGATTCACTGGAACTTGTACCGTTGTAGTTGGCGGAGTTAATAAAACTATGACGGTAACCGGTGGGCTAGTGACAGATATTTCCTAACCATCAAGGAGTCGATAATGGGCAACGCAACGCAGTTCACGAAGTACCCGCTGAACCTGGGTAAGGCGAAGTTCAACTATTCGAGCGACGCACTCAAGGTCGCACTGTCGAACACGCTCCCGACCGCGACCACCAACGAGCTACTGACCGACATCACGCAAATCACCGCCGCCAACGGGTACGCGAGCGGCGGGAACGCGGTCCCGAACGTGTCATGGACCCAGCACGCGGCGTACTCGGTGACCGACCTCGTGGTGGACGCCGCCGACAATAAGAAAGTCACCTCGGTCACTCACACGTTCGCCGGCTACGAGGTCGGCACGTACCTGACCGTCACCGCCGGTTCCGGTTGGCGGGTCGGCACGTACCTAATCACTGCCGTGTCGGGCGGTGCGGCGTCGCTCGACAGTTCCCCGGCTGCGACGAGCACCACGGGCGGGTCGGCGTCACATAAGGCGGCTTGCGAACTCGCCGGCGACGCCGTGGTGTTTACCGCATCGGGCGGTTCCATCGGCCCGTTCCAGTACTCGGTCGTGTACGACTCAACCACGGGCTACTTGATCGCCTACTGGGACTACGGCACGCCGGTAACGGTCACCGACGGTAACACGTTCACCGTCAAGCCGAGCGGACTGGCGACCGCCGGGACGATTCTCAACAGCTAACGTTCGGGGCCGATTGCCCGCCCTCGCCCGCATAAGGAGCACACATGGGACCACTCTACCGTGACCGCGTCCGGGACACGACAACGTCGACCTCGACGGGCACTATCACCCTCGCTAACACCGCCCCGACAGGGTTCCAGACGTTCGGCGCGGCGGTCGCGGACGGCGACACCGTGTTCTACTCAATCACTCACAGAACGGCTAACGAATGGGAGACCGGCATCGGGACATACACGGCCAGCGGCACGACACTGGCCCGCAACCAGGTGACGGGGTCCAGCAACGGCGGCGCACTCGTCAGTTTCTCCAGCGGCACTAAGGACGTCTTCATTGGCGTGAGTGCAGAGCAGTTCGACTGGACTCATAAGATCGTCCCGCCCGACCCGACCGCCTGGTCATGGGTGAACCAGGACGGCGCGTCGGTCGCCACGGTCAAGGGCGGAATCGTCATTACCAAGACGTCGGGTAGTGGGTTCACGCCGTCCTACCGGGTGAAGGCGATACCCAGTCAGCCCTATAAGATTGACGTCCTACTCCAGCTGTCGGCGGTCACCGACACGTTCTTCGCCGGCGTGTGCTGGCGCAACAGTTCGAGCGGCAAGCTGGTACTAGGCATGGTTCAAGTGAGTGCCGGGCTGCATTACATTTCCATTGCCAAGTTCGACGACGCGACGTCCCAGAACGCGAGCTACCGGTTCACGACCAACGGGGCGTTCTCGCCGGGCGCACTCGTGGGGATGAGAATGGAAGACGACGGCACGAACCGCGTCTTCAGTATCCTCGGCGGAGCGTCGTCGCCGGGCAAGTTCTATTCGGTGGGCCGGACCGATTTCATAACGCCCGACCAGGTGGGCTGGTACATAGGGCCGCGTGACGGGACGTTCACCGACATAGTGGGTGCCGTGAAACTCGTTTCCTGGGACGAAAGGGGACAATAATGGCGACGGCGTACAAGCGTGCCGACGGCACAATCGGGTTCCGGGTGAACGCACTGGAGGCGTTCTTCTTCCCACTCCCGTCCGACGTCGTCGACTCGGTCAACTTCGACGAGACGACGAACGCGGCGGTCGTCGCCGACATACGAGCGAACCCGACGCCCTACGCACTGGTGACGGGCGTACTGAAGAAGAACGGCGCGAACGTCGTACTGGCTGCGGACGGCGACCGCGCCGCCCTCCTCAATAGCGCCGCAACTGCGGTGTCCAATAACAACACGTTCCTGGGGGTCGCGTCGCCGACGAACGCCCAGGTGCTCGCCCAAGTTAAAGCACTGACTCAACAGAACAACCAGATCATAAGGCGTCTGGTTCAGCTGACCCAATAAAGTCGCCCCCAACCGAGGTCCGATCATGACGTTCCGCTCCGCGTGCTTCTACTCGACCGACAACGGCTTAACGGTCCGCCGCAAAGCCAACGCCGCAGAGGAACAATCGTTCCCCCTGCCGGCGCCACCGGTCCTCACCAACCTCCTCCGGCTCGACGAGAACCAGCCAAACAACCAAGCCCTACTGACCCTCTGGCAGTCGAACTCACAGCAATTCACTATGAGCGGGGGCGCACTCCTAGTGAACGGTCAGCCGGCAGATATTGACCCGCCCGGACTAGTGTTCACGGCACTCCAGAACCTGAATAACCTCGTGGCGAAAGCGGCAACCAACGACCCGTGGACCCAGCAGGAGGTAGCCCAAATCGTCGGGATAGAAGCCTTTCTCATCGGTAACATTGTTGCTTACAAGTAACCCTGCGGCTTGGCCCCTCGTCGAGACGTCCGGCCTCGCCGACTTCGTGCGGGGCTTCCCGCGAGAGGGTGACCCGCCCGTCGGCGCGTTCGGTGCCGTCGCGTTCGGGGAATCAAGGTGACGTATGTTCGGTGACTCGTGTTTCGGTGAACTGGCGTTCGCGGAAGCCTCCCCACTCGGCGGCGGTGGGGGCGGCGTCGACACGCCGTTCTCAGCCGACGTCGTTTCCGCGCCCGGCGTAGCTAGTGCCGCCGTCAGTTTCACGATCTCCGAGACTATCAACGGACTAGGTACGACAACGGCGTCCGCCGCCTCTTCAGCCCAAGGCACGGCACTCGGTTCGTCGGTCGCGGTGTCGCCCGTCCCGTTCGCCGCCTCCGCGTCGTTCGCCTCGACAGATTCGCTTAGTGCGGTAGTCACACAGCCGTCATGGGTCACGCGCCCGACGGCGGACTGGGGCGAGACGGCGGAGGTAACGAGCGTCACGGTGTTCGTGCCCGACGCCGTGCTACTGGCGAACGTCAGCTTCACGATTGACGCCTCGCCCGTGTCGCTCTCCGTCTCGGTCCTGGCGGCCCAGTTCGACAGAGGGCTAGTCGCGTCGGGCACGGCGGTACTAACACCTGCAGCGTTCGCAGTAACGGACGACTTGAGTTTAAGAGCCATACCGACCGGCACCGGCGTCTCGGTCCCCGGCACGGCGAACGACCGGAGTTACGGCGTCTCGGTCGTCAGTGTCACCGCCCCGTCGGTCCGCGTAGCTAGTTTCTCCCAGGAGATCGTCGCACTGCCGACGTCGGTGTCTCTGTTCGTGTTCCCCGCGACTCTAGAGGCCAGCGGGCAGACGATACCCGTGCCGCCGATCAGACCGCTCGTAATTGACTTCACCTTCGTCCACTCGCTGACGATCAGTTACGCCCACTTGCGAGCTTTGGAGGTAACCGACTAATGTGTGGCGACCAGCCCAATCTCAGCTTCGGGCGGTTTAACATCGGCAACGTCGACCGCCTTGAGGTAACGGCCAAAAAGGACGGCGCGGCATGGAACCTCACCGGCGGTTCGGTGTCGCTGACCTTCCTCAGTCCGTCGGGTCAGACGTTCTCGCGCGACTGCGTGGCCGGCGTCGCCGCGAGCGGGCTGTTCTACTACGACACCCTCACGACCGACTTCACGGAGGTCGGCTTGTGGATGGTGGCTGTCACCGCGACCGACGGGTCAATCGTTAAGACGTACCCGTATGATATCACCATGGAGTTAGTGTCTCAACCCGGATAGGAGTGAACATGCCGCCGCGCGTAACGAACGAGACTCACGTCATCGTCCCCGACCCGCCGAAGCTCGCTCTCACGCCGACGCGCCCGAACGCGGTCGTGACGGTGGCGGCGGGCGACGAGGCGTGTCGGTGCCTCCGAGCCGGGGCCAAACATATGTCGGCTTACGCTCGCCGCGTCGGTGCGGACTTCGTGATATGCGACTGGCCCGGTCACCCGCGATGGCCCATGTCGAGCAAGTACGTAATCCCGCGAGTGCTCGACCATTACGAGCGGATAGTGTACCTCGACGCCGACGTGCTAGTGAGGAAGACGTGCCCGGACCTGTTTAGCATGGTCCCGCCGCGAATGTTCGGTGCCGTCGACGAACTCGGTCAGCACCGCGCGAAGCGGGACCATCGCGAGATCGAGTACGAATGTTTCCGCCGGGCACACGGGTACTCGACCGGGCCGGCCGAATGGTACTTCAACGCCGGGGTAATGGTGATTCCGAAGCGGTACGCTTGGGTGGTCGAACGGCCGCGCGGCGCGTTCCCGATGGGCCACTGTAGTGAACAGGACCGCACGAACGCCATGGCCCTCGACAACAAGATTGAGATGTGTTTCTTACCTCAGATGTGTAACTGGCAAAGTTGGTATGACTCCGACTTCCGCCTCGCCCCGACCGACGCCGTTCTCCACTGGAGCAGTTCGGAACCGGACCGGCGTGCGCGACGGGTCGCGTCAATGGAAATGTACGCCGCGAAGTTTCCAGTGGATTGAGGCGTAAGCAGCCGGCGGGCGACGGGGGGCTTTTGTTAGCTCCTTGGGCCTCCCCAGTCCCCGCCGGCTGTGGTTCAAATAATCTCCGCAGACCAGTCCTTATCCCACCATTCCGTCCCCCACTCGACGGTCGGCCAGCCGTGCATCAGCATAACCTCTAGGGCGGTCTTAGCTGACTTGCACATCGCCACGTGACTAGTGTTATTCCGCTCCGTAACCGAGTAATGAGGCCAGTCGAACCCGTCCGCTATGTAGGGGTCAGTCCTCTCCACCGGGAACGTCGTTAAGGGCGGGATGCTTACCCGCTGACCTTCCAGCGTCCAGTTCCGCTCCCCGTTACTATCAATGCCCGAATCGACTAGGCGCGGGGGATGGAGTAGATTCACCCTTTGAATCGGTAAGCACCGGAGGACGCGCCGGAAGCACCTCACCCAGTCTCCCCAAGTCATAGTCAGCTCGTTTACCATCCCATCTTTCCAGCCCAGTAGTACGCTCCTCGGCGATAGCGACACGTTGTGGGCGGTACGAACAGCAGTAGGCCAAGCGTCGCCGATTAAATGCCGGTGAGTGCTCAGGACTACCCCCCCAGTATGATGAAACGAGACCGGTTCCCTCGTCTTCGCGACTCCTACCCCGCTACCGGCTATGAACGGTTCCAGTTCGTAGTATTTCTTACCGACCGCACTCACTACGTAGTGCCCCCAGTCTCCGACCCCCTCGAAGGCTTTGTTGATTTGCTCCTTCAGTTTTAACCGCACCTTTACCAGTTCACCTACCTCCTCAATGCCGTAATGTTCGGCACTAATGTTTTCCAAAGACACCAGGTAGGTCTTCGGTCCGTTGTTACCATTGTACCAGCGGTTCGGCACCTGGACGTGAACGGGCATCCGAGACAACGCGACGCTACTTTCAATACAGATCGCTTCCGCCTCCCGCCCGCCGCGCTTCAGTGACTCGGCATAGGCGAGTTTCAGATCATCGTTATTCGGCTGGGCTATGACGCGCTGAAGGCACGCGCCCATTAGGTACTCGACGCCGTTCTCGCCTTCGGCGTGTTCCTCCAGCCAGTCGGCGAACGACAGTCGGAGCGTCGTGTTACACGGTTCGGCGTCGACAGATTTCCACCACTCAGTTAAAGGGTCGGTCCATGCTTCGGCTCGCTCGTCGGACATTTCTAACCCCACTTTCTAGCACGTATAGGCACGAGGACGGCACTTTCGCGGCTCGGTACGGCGGTTACCCGTCTAAACCGGAAAGTGCCGGGTAAGAGACACTAAACGCTCAAAACGGGTTCGCCGGGAGTTCGGGTTTCAAGGCGGGTTCCCGTTCCGTCTTACGCCGCCTCCAGTACGTCTCTTCCGACCCGTCATCCAGTACCGTGTGCCCGCCCTTATGGTCTCGGTTCAGTTCCCAGCCCTGTTGAACTGGGTCCGGTAACAGGGGTTTATAGTTCGCTACGCCTTTGGGACTATACGACTCGGTCATGTACTCGTAGTCGGGATGGTTGAATAAACCATGAAGTGCCTCGTCGCTGATCTCGGTTTTGGGCGGTTCGTTGTCCGGCGTCCGTGCCGCGAGTTGTTCGTACTTCGCTTTACTCGGAGCACCAGAGACGGGCTTGTATCCCGCCCAGTTGACTGGGAAGACGTTTACCACCAAGTCGTCGTTAGCCGACAGAACCACACAGGGGTTTAGTTGGATGGATAAGTACGTTCCATTCTCGCCCTCGTACAACCAGCCCACGCCCACTTGACCTTTCTTCCCGGTGGACTTAACTATCGCGGTCACCTCATGTGTCGGTGCCGAACCGGGCGGTGCGACGTTTTGCTTCTTGTCGCGGTTCGCGGGGTAGTTGTTCTTACTCCAAGGCTTCTTCGGCGCACTCATTTCGGTCTCCTAGTAGGTCTGGAAAAGCCCCGGCGACTAACCGGGGCGGAAGGAACTCAGTACGACATCACCTGACCGTCTTCACTAAACTCCATGAACTCGCCACTCGTAAATTGCCGACTTTAGGTCTTCAAGAGACATAAATCAACTCCTTTATGGCACGGGTCATAGCCACGTAGGTGAGGTTCTTTTCCTGTTTGCCTTGCCATGCGCTCTTGGCGAACGGGCTGGGGCACTCGGCACCTTTGGGGCGGAGGAAGAAGACCCGTTCCGCCTCTAGTCCTTTTGCCTTATGAATACTGGAAAGGCGGATACCCTCCCCGGCGATATCGGTGAACACGCTCTCGATCTTACGGATCACGGCCGGTATCCCGTCGGCATTCTCCGTGAAACACATTAGGCAATCGAACTTGTCCTGGATACCGGCCAGCCGGCTCTCGCTCGGATTCCGCCGGGCGTTCTCCTTCAGTAGCTCGTTCTTTCGCCAGTTGTCTAGCTTGTTAACGAGTTCGGGGAGATCCACGGCGTTCATCTTCGTGAGGGTGGAGATTAGACCCTGACCGACGTTCTTCCCCTGGATAACCGCCTTCCGCCCCTCCTTAATGAACTTGAAACACTGGTTGACGAGTGGGGCGTTGAGCCGACACAGCACCATGTCGCCGTAATTGACGTTGCCGTGGTACGTCTCTTGAGCTTTCGCCGACATACCACTGTAGCCGTCCGGCGGGGCGTACCGCGCGTTCCGTACAATACCGTCCGGGTTGTCCTTCCACGCTTGAAAATCGGGAACGATCTTATTGGCTTCGGCGACGATCTTCTTACCGCATCGGCGCGTCACCGTCAGTGGTAGTTCCTTCACGCCCTCCGCAGTCTCACCGAGCAAAGCCGTCATTCGCGGCAGGCTCTCGGAGTCGGCACCCGCAAAGCCGTAGATGGCTTGACAGTCGTCACCGACCAGTATCAGTCGCTTCCCGGCGCGGCGGGCGAACGCCTGCTGACATTTATTCAAGTCCTGAGCCTCGTCAACCATGAGGAGATCGTACCGGAACAAGGGCAAGTTAAGAGCGACGGGCAACCACATCATGTCGTCGAAGTCGATGCAGCCGTCACGCTGGACGTCGAGGCACCGTTCGATCACCTTGGGAACGAGGTCGAAAATCTCGCCGGAGTAGTCCCGCGAGTCGTCGCGCAGTTCGACGTCGTAGTGAGAGGCGAGGGTGTCGAGGGCGTCGGCGGCGTTCGCCTTCAGGTCGATCAAGTTGGACTTCACGAGACTCGTCAGCATCTGAGTGGCCGACATGACGACGGGCTTATCTTTGCGGACGTCTTTCGGCTCGCGGCCCAGTATCTCGCCGATAATGTCGCTGACGCGGTGCTCGTGGACCTCGTTCCCCTTCATGAGATTGAATCGCTTGAGACATGCCTTGAATCCCATGCCGTGCATCGTCGAGGCGTCACATTCGGTCGGCACGCGCTTCTTCAGTTCGGTCGCGATTGACTTGTTGAAGGCGACGAACGCCATGAACCGAGGCTTACCGCCTGCCGCCATTTCCTCCCAGACGAGGGCTTGCTGATCCATTGGCTCGATAATCACCGGTCCGTTATCGGTAATCAATTCGCGTGGGTTCCCGCCGACGATGCCCTTCACGCCCTGAACTAGCGTCGTCGTCTTCCCGGTTCCGGCACGTGCCTTCACCACCAGGTTACTCACACCTGTGGCCAAACCGGATACGTGCACCATCGGCACGCCGCCGCCCTTGTTCTCTGGGAGAGATACGAGGGGGACCGGCTTGTCGAGTGCCTTGGTGCCGAGCTTGGCCTTGAGACGGTCCATGTAGCTTTGGGCTTTAGCCGTCGCCTTGACGAGCGGGCTGGGTTCGTCGTCGCCCGGTGACACGTAGTTACGATTAATCATAAACTCAGGCGTCGGGCCGCTCGTTATTACCGGCGGGTCGAAGTTTACCTTGTTGGCCGTCTCGATGCGCCCGACGCATTCCTCCACCGTCTCGTCGGCACACTTCACCTTCTCCACCTTCTGGTCTGCATGGAGATCGTCCGTCCAGTGACGCGGGCGGTCTTCGGGGTCAGGCACGACCACCTTAGCTTGTTCCGGAGTGAGCTTGATCTTCGGCGTAGTGCGTAACTCGAAGTAGTTCGCCGCGAGACGCTTCACCTTGCCCGCCAGTTCCAGTTCCATGAGCGGGCCGATGATCTTGAGTGAATCCACTCCGAGGTCGGCGGCCAGTTCGTTCGTCGACCGCTTCCCCGGCGCGAGTGCCTTCAGTAGCCGCTCCTTAATGTCGGCTTCGACCGTCTCCTTCACTGTCGGCGGCTTGACCGGAACCGGTACGGGCACCACCGGCATCATTACGGTCTTTCCCTCAGGAGACGGCGCGGAGAGGGCGACTTTCACCGTTCCCGGTTTCGGCGGCGTCTTCGGTGCGACCGCCGGCGTGGCGACGACAGCGGGCGGGTTCGCCTTCACGACCGCCGGCCTCACGAAGGCACGAACCACTGTCGGGCCATTGAATAACTTGATCACTTCGCCCGACACCGATTCGACCTTGAATACTTGAGCGTCGTCGCGGACGGTGACGAGATCGCCGGGCTTGATTACCCGCACTTCCTCGATGAAAATATTGGCGTTGATTAGCGTCGAGCGGACGCCGGTCCGCACGTTCCTCACGTCGTACAAATTGAGCGTCTCGGCGGCGTTCTTCCGCACCCGCTCGACCTCGACGACACTGGGGACACCACTGACCTTGATTCGGTAGTGCGCTCCGACCCGAACGTCTGCGTGTTTCATGTTTGGCTCCTTGAAGCGGCTTTGACCCGTACCATACGGGATTCACGGCCACTCGCGGCGCGCCCGGCGCGGGCCCAGGCGCATCACGAGAGGTCGCTACTCGGAAAATGTTTCTATGAACTGGTCGACGTCGATGAAGAGTTCGATTTCCATGGTGAAGCCGACAATGTCTTCGGCGTCTATCCCCTCCCCCTCGAAAGTCACCAAGTCTTCGTCCTCATCCATGCCGGTCACTTGGGGAGTAGAGGACATGTTAAAGTGGTCCATGACGGTGGGTTCGTAGTCGTCGCTCCAACTGATCGGAGCTAACAGCGTAACCGGCGTGTCCGCAGGCAGGTTCTTCGTCTTCTCGACCAGCTTCCTCAGAACTTCAAGAGTCATGGCTTGCTCCCTGTAATGGTTGGGCGACGTAGACCATTATATAGGGTTATCGGGGCGGCGTCTAGCCCTTTTTGGGCTTCCCCTTCGCTTTCGGCTTCCGGACGCGCTTCCTCAGCTTTTCCCGGTCGTAGCTCGCCTCGGTCGGCAACTTCGCCTCGCATTCGAGGAGGAAGGTATTGAGCCACTGAACCACCTGGTCGCGTGCCTCCTGTGACTTGTTCGGGTTCTTCAGTTCGTTCGCGTACCGCTGGGCGTCTCGCGCCCGCTCCTTCGACGCACGGATTGGGATGGCGTGCTCAGGATGAGTTTCCGGTAGCGGTTCGGTCGCGGGCGTAGTGACGTGTGACTGCTCGGCTACGGGGATACCGGCCGGCGTGTCGTTGGTTTTCGGTTCGGTCTCACTCACGTTCGGTCTCCTGTTAAGAAATGGGTAGACCCCCCCCCC